GACTGAACAAGTACCATTAAGCGTGATAGTTCCATCGTCTGCCGTTGTGTATGTAACCCCGCTCAGGATTCCATTTCCAAGTGCCGGAAATAGATTTACTCCACCACCACCAACCCACGGATTATCATACCCATGCAAATCCTGCTGTGGCTCAATGCTGATTTCAAGCGATGGCATCGGGTTCGCTGTGCCATCGTTAAATGAGGCGATATCCGTTGGAGTGTTGGCGATAGATTTCTTTTTGAATCCATCAACGGCAACTGTCACGCTCGAATATCCGTCTGCATTGTCAGCGCTTGCGGAATATGTGCCGTTTGCGGTGATTGACTTTGTGATAAGTGTCGGCTTGGGAACTTCAACAATTACAGGCGAGTAGGCTTTGCCCTGCTCACTATATGTACCGTTTTCGGTTACATTTAACTGCTCAATATCAACAGAAGGTGAGCTTCCACCTGCTAACTTTTTAGCAAGTATGATTTCTTCAATCTTCATAACTTACCTCCTACTCAATCCAATTCCATGTACCATCAGATTTTCTCAGTGCTATGTCACCGCTTGCTGTCATAATCCAACTGTTAAATCCTATTGTATATCCATCTGGTAAACCTACAATCTCTGCTGATGTTGTAACTTCTGACTTTGTATCTGCCTTTAATCCTACATCTGCCTCTTTTGTTACAGAGTTGAGTGCCTGTACCTGTACTACTTTAATCATCTTAATTCTCCTTCCTTACTTCTTATATGTCTTTGCTTTCTCTAATGTATTTCTGCCCCATGAGCCATCTACAGTTATTCCTACTGCTTTCTGGAACTTCTTAACAGCTTTTTCAGTATCTTGTCCATACTTTCCGCTGATTGAAAGTTTTGTCCCTACTGCCCAATTAAGGAATAGCTGTATCTGCTTAATCTGTGGCTGATATTCCGTCTCTGCCTTATATCCATCGCCTAAGAGGTAGTAACCTCTCGGTGGCATTTTCTCGATATATCCTTCAAACATCTCAATTCCTCCCATTATCTCTTTAACTCGTTTTCTTGCATCCGTCATATTCTTTCCAAGTATCTTTGGAAACCAATGATTAATATCTGCATGGTCACTCGCTCTATTAAGCTTTGCCGCATCATTATGACAAGTAATAACAGGAACAGAAACTCCACCGCAATCTGCATACCCATCAACATTCAGCTTAAACAATCTACAAAGATATGCTGTAAGCTGACAAGCCTCCTCAAATACTCTCTCTGCATAATTCCTATCGTTTAAGCTATCCTCACATATCTCAAATTGAATCCATCCGCTGTTGCACGTAATAGGTAAATCTTCATCTCCGCAACCCCAAGGACGAAAATCCCAAGGCATTGTCTGAACAGTTCCAATGCTTCCGTCATCAAACTTTCCTATCCAAGCATTAAGTCCTGCATTAACTTGCTGATGATTCCAGTCATTACCATTTGTATTCTTGCCTATCTTTTTAATATCTGCATCATAGTTAGGAGACCCATACGTAGGCTGAACATATCTCTCTAGCCAAGGGTTATCTGCTCCTGTGCTGTGCCACATGATTCCTTTTACCGTCATTTGGCTAGTGTTCTTATAGCACTTACTATTAGTCTGCATACATATATATGGTACAAAACTCATTTCTGAAAATCTCCTTTCTTAAAAAATGTGAATGAGTAGAGGCTTTATAAAAATGAAGTTACAGTGGGTGATTACTCATATGGGAAAACTCCTACTCACTCACAGCTACCCCTATTGGATTCGAACCAATAAATATGAGGGCCAAAACCTCATGCCTTACCATTTGGCAAAGGGGCAAAGAAAATGTGTCTATCAATATAACAATTATACTACATAATTTGGAATATAGCAATAAAATGCGGAACGATAATAAGAAAATTACTTGGAAAAAAATTTGACTTGCGACCCTCACAATATAGGAAATAGACATTGTAAAAAATCTGTGAATTAAGATGTGACTTGCGACCCTCACAATAAGAGAAAATCGTAGTGTAAAAAAATCGAAGCTAACAATCTGTAAAATTAAAATTTGAGTTGTGGAGAGCTGAATCCGCTCGACATCCAAAAAAAGTGCTATGCTATATTTTACTATAGCATAGCACTCAGGACAACGGATTTGATTATCCAATTGCCTCATTTAACAGCTTGGTGGCTGTTTGCCAGTCAACACGGGCGGCACAGTCTCCAAAAGCTCCATGACTGCCAAGTTCGCTTTTACCTGGGATGCAAATAACAACATCGTTTTTGTTAGCACGTGCCTTGAAAAATACTTTTCCGTCACGCTTGAGGTAAACACGTTCCTTTTTAAGCTCCCAATCAATTGTAAGTTTGTGCAGGACTTCCGACTTGGAAGCTACGATGGCTCCTGCCCAATCGATTATGAGTTGTACTGCTGTGGTTGTCTCTGCCGGAGCGTTTATATCAGTGTAAAGCTTATTCATATTAACAGCGTTTACAAGCTCCTCATGTGATATACTACGTGCTACAACATTTTCCAGATTAACTCTTTTTGCGTCTTTTTTCATAATGGTTTCCTCCTAGATTTGAAATGATTATAAATTGTTTACTGTAATAGTGAAGGCAGTGTCCTTGAGTAATTCAAGATAATATGCCTTGGATACGTACCCTGCATAAATGATGTATTGGGTCATACGGTCTCTAATGGTGATGTCCATATATGATTTCCTCCTATGATAGAATTGCCTCCCGTGCGGTCGCTGGTTGTTTTAAGCTGTGCAACGTGTTCCCAAGGTTCTTGTCTCAGGCATGTCCACTTATTTCATAAATCCGGATGCTATGCTATGCAAGTGTTCCCCGGCAAGTGTGGAGCAAGGAGCGTTCTCACGACAGCGGCAGCGGTCGTCAGGTAGCGCACGTGGATGCGATTCAATTGTCAATGTTCATGCTCTAATGGTACTACAGGATTAATACCGTGTCAATATAAAATTTAAAAATATTTTTAGATTTTTTATGTTTACATAATATATGAAAATATTGCACCATTTGCGTTTTAAGCGTGTTTTAATGTTAATATGTACTAAACTACTATAAAAGCATAAAAAGCGCTTAAAACGTGCTACAGTGCGTTATATCGCTATATACTGCATGGTTATGTTATAATTGACAGCATAACAACACCACAACTATAATCACAGCATGACAGCATGACAGCTTGACAATTTGCATCTAATCGGCTGTCCGTTAAATTGTAAACAATTAAATTGTATGTATCCACAGGAGTAATATATGAACATATGAACACATGAGGGATCCCTCATATGTGCTTTACTGCTTTACTTGGATAAAGTATATATGCACAGATGTTCATATGTGCGGGTGTGCATACGTGCTTTCTCACTTTAACGTAGTAAAGTATAGGAACGGAGAGATTTTTCACTCTCCATTTTTATTTTAATCAGATAGAAAACTACATAGTTCATATAGCAAAACTTTTCCTCTTTCCAAAAAATAAATGGCAGCGGGTGTCTGAATAATGTCTCGCTGCCTGCTTTTTATCTAAATATCCGTGTTTTTTGTGCATATTGACGAAAACAGTTGTATTTCCCTTAGGCCAAAAAGTTATCCGACTATACAAATTGCATAATAAAATTACTGATTATTTCTGCTCCAATCTATAGAAATCTGTATATTTGGGTTATTTTCCTTGCCTTCAAGCTTGTTTTGTAGGTCTATAGTACGCTTTGCCAACTCTACTGCGGCTCGTGTTCTCTCTGATAATGGAGCATCTAATCCGAACTGGTCTTTTATGTTTCCACGCATGACTTCCGATAGGAAAAACATGACTTCCCCAGCACGCGCGGACCCTTCCAAACGACGTATTTCCAAGCGTTTTGCGAGTTCCCTTTGAATCTTTGGAAGTAGCTGGATTTGCTTTGCTTGCATGGATAAAAAATTATTTATTGCAGATTGTTTTTTCTTTCCTTCTGGCATATTCTGTATTTTATCTGGTAATGTATATTTAAATCCTGCATCTTTATATGCCTGTGTTAGATTAGCATTATCTATATAGGAATCTATGAATATACTTTGTTTTTTAGTTATTTGATTATCTTCTATTTTGGATAATTCCTTCATTTTTTCCGCCTCACTTTTTATTTTTATTTCACTATTCCGCCCTCGGTTTTGAGGTTTTATTAGTGCTGATTTTTATATATTCCTATGTTTTATTTTATATACTTTTTATATCATACTTATTCCATTTTTTCAAGTTATTTGTATTACTACACAAAAAAATAGGACAGATAGACTTTTTTATCTATCCGCCCTATGTTTTCAGATTTTATTTCAGCTTTTCTAATTCCTTATTTATAGTATCCAAATCTGTCTCTAATATAGTTATCTGCCAAGGCATCCACTTTTCTGGATGTGCTAACTTCTCCTCTATTTCCTTTTTCTTTTCTAATAAATATTCCATATCTTATTACCTCCATTCTATATGCTTTTCACCTGAAACTATTCCGTCACAATAAATTCCTCCATTGCGTGATGCTCTGTCCATCAGCTTGAGGAATAAAGTCATTAAATCCTTAAACTCTGCATCCTCACAATAATATTCCAAATCCTCATCAGTTTCAGAACCATTAATATCTCCATCAGCTACTCCAAATGTTGCCCACATATCCCAAAAATAATCCTCACAATTAACACTCCTTGCGATTGTCTCCATCGCTCTTATCATTTTCGTTCTTTCCTTAATATTCATATTACATTTCCTCCTTCTTTACAAATCCTAATAAAACATATATACACTCAGTCTCACCAATTACAGTGTAACTATTATAAACCTGTGGAAAATCATCATCCTCATATATCATTATCCCATACATCTTATTGGGATTGAATATCGACTCCTCTGTAAACAGTGGCCAGTAAACTGTTTTCCTGTTCATATTATCATATAAACTCTTTATCTCTCTTGCGGTACCGATATAATAGGTTGCCGCTGGTGCTTCCAATCTTGTCATACTATCTTACCTCCTTACTAAAACCACATATTCTTAAAGCGGTTGTATATAACCACATCTGAATCTTTATCCGAATTCTTTAAAGCTATGATGTTATCAAGGTCTACAGGATACAGCTTATCAACCTTAAGTAACTCACCGTTACCATTAAGTTCCTGTCCGAGCAATCCTTCACTCTTCTCAGTAATACCGCCAAGTTCACACTCCAGGATAAACTTGCTAACGAAGGCATCACAGCCATCATACCATACTACGTTACACATCCACCATTTCATATCACTTACCTCCCTATACTTCCTTAATTAATCCCATCTTTATCATATCGGCTTTCCAGCACTCAAAGTCTGGATAGTCCTCTTTATTGATGCTTTTAACGTAAACACACATTAAACCTAAAATACTAACAACTTTTCTTCCTTCTACCTCACATTCAATTTCCCACATACTCATATTAGATTTCCTCCCTTACGTGAACTTCAAAATATGGGTCATATGATCCAACTTCTCTGTCAGCTTCATTTCCGTACCAGAGACTTCTGGCAAACTCATTGGCTTCCACAATATCATCAAATCTACCCCAAGGCTCAAACTTTCCGCCTGTTTCTTCGCCTCTCACATAAACTCTCCAACTCATATCTTTTTCCTCCTTAATTTAAAATATCTTCCAAAACTTTTCTTATATCCGCTTCATCAAACTCCCAGTTGAAATATTCCGCTGATATCCTTTCAGCTTCTACCCATGCATCTATTAAGTCTACCTTAAACCTTTTTGCGACACGTTCTATAATTGCCTGATACTTATTATCGCTTATTCCTCTTCCCTTATTTAATTCATCTGTAATCTGAAATTTGAGTTCCTTAATCATGCTATTCATATTCTTTCCTCCTCTCTACGCTACCTTACATCTTGTGAGGACTGTCTGCTTCTGTCCATTATACTCGTTATGGTCTTTGATAGTTCCTGTGAGTGTGAAGGATTCCTCTTTGTTATCTATGCAATCGAGATATTTTGAGGTCTTCCATGTGAAGATATGTCCTTCTGTATCTTTGAATATATAGAGGATTGTAACTCCACCATAATATCCGAAATTGTTATCCCATGCGGCGTGATTTACATATGTAAGGTCTACAGTAATCTTATCTCCAACTTCACCGTAATATCCTGCATCTACTTTATCCTTATTCTCCTCACGCTTCTTCCTGTCCTTAAGGTCGTTGCATTTTTCGGAATTGTATTCATATCCTTCCCATATGTTCTCATCAGCAACCTCGTCTATTGATACCTCAATAAACTCAAATCCATCAACTGGATTTGCGATATGCCAATATATCCAATTATCGAACTTTCCGCCGACTTCCTTAATCTGTTCCTTTATATCATATGTATTTCCAAGAAATACATAGGTCTTACCTTCTGCATTAAATCCGTTCTTTTTCAACCACTCTGTCTTAAGCTGTGGAACCTTTGTAAGCTGTTCCTGATATTTCTTCTCTGCTCTTTTCTGGCGCTGTTCTGCCAACTTCTCTGCATACTCTGGAGTATATTCCTTATATATCTCAGGCTTCGGGTCTAACCCTGAACCACCGCATCTATAGCAGGTATATCCTGTATATCTCCAAGATTCTGAACCACCCTGACCACCACATTTACGACAAGTTGGGATTTCCCAATATTTAGTTCCATTCTTATCAACCTTTATAAACTTCTTTTCCATATGATTTTCCTCCTTAGATTGATGATATAGCATAAAATATGCTTTTCAAGTGTCAAGTATAGTATATTACAGGAAAAGTCATACGTCAATAAAAAATTGATAAATATTTTTAAATTATTATAATTCATTTTAACGCGTTTTAAGACAATTTTATTATTATATGTATATTTATACTACTTTTATATAAAAACGTCTTAAAACGTACTACAGCACATTATAAAAGCACGTTAAAATATAAACGTGCTTTTATAATCAAATATTATCTATTAATCGGTAAAAACAAGGCGATTACCTCATCATCTTGCCACATTATGACCGGAGACTTTTTATCCGGTATTGCACTAAATGTTATATTATCAGGTACTCCGTACTTTGTAATAGGCTTATTATAAAATTCCGAAAAGAATTTACAATCTATACTAATACGTTGACCATCTTCTGCTCCATCAGGATAAAAATTAACAACTTCTTTTCCGCCAGATAATGTCTCTGTACTGCCCATAACATAATCAATTAACCTCGGAGCTTCCGCTGTAGTCTGAATCAGGCGTTCCAGGTTTACATCTGTCCGGATACTTCCGATATTTTTTATAGATAAAATATCCTCTATATCTGTTTTTGGTACTCTGATGATATAAACAGTCCTAACTGCAATATATACATAATCTGGGTCACTGTCATAATCAAACATAAAATCCGAAGGAGTATAATGATATCCTTTTGTCCTAAATCTATAAAGGGCATTGTTTAACTTCTTTACACTTATTTCCATAATAATTACCTCCAATCTTGGCATTTATCGTTTATATCTTCCATAGGCTCATCATGCTTTGTACAACATGGATAACCATACTCTTCATAATAATATATACAGTTGACACAACAAGGATTTGCGTGACGTTCTGTTTCTTCCTTCTGACATATCTCATAATATTTCTCCAAACTCATCATTTCCTCTAAACTCATCGTCATATTATCCTCCCTCCCCGTCAAGCCGTTAGGTCAGCTATAATCAAAATTCCTCTATTCTATATATACGGTCTGGATATTTCCTCTTTTCTATATCTGTATATATACCTGCATACTCATAGTCCTCAAATACCTTCTCATATGTCCACTGTAATGAAAAGGGTAAGTTGTTAGGTCGTTTAAGTTTCCATCCAACCACATAGACTGTATCCGATTTTTTCTTCTTTGCCATATCAGCACCTCATACACTCATCTAATGGGATGCGATACCCATGATATTTGAAATATGGTCCATATGTAGTATAATACACCTTACACCTGTGTACTGAATTTCCTGACGCTACAAATATAATATAGTCATCTATACCATATTCAATCTTTTTAATTTCAAATCCTGCAAGCCCGAAGCTGACTGCTACTGTTGGCATATCCATAACTTCTTCTTTTTCCTGTTTTGTCATAATCTTAATCCTCCTTCTTTACTATCTGAATTTCATATCCTTTCTCCTGCATCAGCTTCCAAGTATGCTGAATCATATGGATATCTCCCTGTTCAATATACTCGGTGAGAATATACTTAATAAAATCCTCACACAGAGTTGACTTAAATTCCATATAAACCCATCTCCTCTCTATACATTATCCAGACTGTTCTATAAATCAATCTGAATGCCTGACCGAGGGCTCTTGCCTGTGTATCGAGCCATTCCTCTCTGCTGTTAGGTCTGCGCTCTCCGTACTTGGTCTTTTTCAATTCAGACGGAGTGCAAAGGCGCTGTGCTATAGCGGAATCATATATCTCGGCACATCCTCTCCAACTATATTCGTTCCAGTTATCTGCTCCGTTGAGACAGATTGCCTTGAGTTCCTCAAATATCTTCTTGTTATCCTGAATAACGATAACCTCATCTAACGTATCCAGAATATCAAGAGCATATTCAGATACACCCTTTTTCCAAGCACTTCTTGCCTTTGTGTTCATAACTCTTTCCATTACCTCTGCTACTCTAACTTCCATATCTACACCTCCTCATCATATGGGATAATACCCACATCAAATAAACCCATACTTGAATCCCATCCAAGTGCTACGTTGTCCAAATACTCACACGCCTCATCATATGTTGGGAATACCATTGTAATCATTCCGTGTTCTAATACTGCATACATATTCATTTCCTCCTTTGATTTTGCTTGGCTTACCATCATCAGATAACAAGTTGCCATCTTGCTATGACCCTCCGAAGAGGGTTTCGACTTATCTGCTTCCATCCACAATGTATGTATTGGATGCAGTCTCAATTCGGGTCATCAGTTCTCCAGTTTCAGAGTCATCATACTCCCAAGCTACTGAAAACTGGAAGCTATTATGAGATATGATACGGAAGTTTCTTCCGTTGGTCTCATAACACCAACGCTTGCAATCTTCCATTGCTCTCATCTTTGCTGATGAAATATTTCCATATACGTGATACAGTTCTGTACCTTCATTATGTCTTGCCCTTGCAAGTAACTCCTGACCTCTTTTTGTTGTTCCCTTAATTATCATATTGATTTCCTCCTTGAGATTTGATTTTTTAATTCCTCTATCGTAGCACGCTGATTTTTCAGCCTCGGCTGTTCAGCTAACCGATAGCACTTAAAACGCTTTTTTAAGTTATCTTAATATTACTACTGAAATTATCATATGTCAATAAAAAAATTAAAAATATTTTTATGCTTTTTTTTTACATTATAATAAGAAGAAACACGTTTTTTTTCCTAATATTCTATAAAAATATAAATAAATCTTTTTTACATTATAATAAGAAGAAACACGTTTTTTTCCTAATATTCTATAAAATTAATTCCAAATCATTTACTTTTTAACTGTTCCAATTCCTTAATTGGTTTTTATTCATCCTCAGATATACAGTCTCTTTTCTCCAATTCCTGATTTTTGACTTATCCAATCCAACCGAGCCTCCACATATCAAACAAGTGTTCGAGTAGTCAAAAAACGATTTCAAAAATATTTTTTCAATCCTTTCCGAAGAATATCAGATTATAAAAACTACATAGTTCATACAGTGGAATTTTTCGATGCAAAAAAAAAGAAGTACCTGCTGATACAGGTACTTCTCAAAGCGAGTATTAAAATTTTAATCAGGTCTTAACATATTCCACATCTTATTATCTGTAGGAAGTGGAATATCATTCAGTTTAAACCAATAATCTCTTAAAAATAATACTATTTGTATTTGGGAGTATGCGCTGAATAACTCTACATTATGTGTTCTTTTTGGATTATCTTCATCCGGCACAGCTTTCTTTATAGTGTACTTTGTTATAGGACAATGTTTCTGCTCACTATAAAACTGGGATGTATTATAAGTTATTCTTTCGCCTTTTGAGTTTATTGCCATTTGCAGTTTATGTATCATAGTTGAATTGCTATTCACAGCTATCTCCTCCTACGTCTTGCGCCACCTCTACTTCTCGTTGCTCTGCGTATTCTGGTCACTCTCTGGTATGCTCTTGCCATTGTAATCACCTACATTCTGATTAATGTTACTATTGTCAATATCTTCCACACCTTGTTCGATAACAGTTTCATCTACAGGTAATGTTATGTACCATAAAAACCCAGCTATAGTACCTATTTCTAACCCTACCATCACACAAAACGCTATGAACCACCTCTTTGCACTTTGCTTTATCTCTCTTAATAACTCGGTTGCGAATCGCTCATTATCCATAGAAATACTCCTTTCTTGAATTATAACACGTTAATTAGGTATTGTAAATAACGCATCTTTTTCAGTCTCAGTATGTTTTATCTTTTCCCAACAGACTTTTCCATACCCACGTATTTGATATTCCGGGTTCTTTAATTTTCTCCCACATCTGAGGCATTTTGTATAATTAGTTTTTCCTTTCTCACTTTCCATCTTTCGCTATTCTCCCAATTATTTCTAAATTCATCATTTGCCATTGACTTTATCTTCTCTTCTGAAAAATACCATTCACCACAGTTTTTACATTCCATTTTCCGATATATCTCTGGCTTACTCTGATAATTTGGTCGAGTATCTAATACGGTAAGTCTGTGTTTACATCGTGGACAAATCATCTTAATCACCTTCTTTCACAATATGTTAGAAACTACATACTCCACTGCTATGGATTCTTCTATCTCTCCAGTTTTGATCCTACGTTCCGTTGACTGTATCAGCTTCATAATGTATATCAGATTGTTTATGCTATATACTCCACAGCACTCTTTAGCGTTCTTAATCTGCCAATACTGTAATCCGGTTGTCTTTTCTATGTCTTTACTTTCACAAGTCTGCACCTGTAATACTTGTTTAGCATTATTGAATAACACGGATAGAATAGCAAGATTAGATTCTCCTACTGCTTTACATTCCTCTAACAAGCTGTATGCAAGTCTGGCATGATTCTGCAACACTGCTTTTACAAAATCAAATATTGCATCTTTAGGTGGCTGATGTATTGTACCGTCTGCTAATAGCTGTTCAAACGCTTTATTTGAATTACCTGTGTATCTCTTAATCTTATCTATTTCCAGTAAGCATCTGCTGTAACTTCCCTCGCACGCTTCTATCAGTCTATCACAGTTCTTGTCGGATAAGTCTATTTCTTTCTGTATGTATCGCTTCACCATTTCGCTTTTAAGCGCATTAAACTCAACAAATGACTGTTTATACGTCTTATAGAATTTAAGTCGCTTATCAACGCTTGTAAGCGTTAAAATGAGTATATCTGTTTTCAGTCTGTCTATTAATTCAGTCTGTAGTTTCTCATTACTGATAAGTTCCTTATCGTCTAATACCACATACAGATAATTTACTTTCAGAAATGATATACTACCTAATTCTGTCAGAATATCCATAACGCTGTCTATATATCGCACTGTCAGATTTTTTACCTTTGCTATCTGCTTTATATAGATTTTCTGTATGGCATATTCTTCTCCTGTAAATACAAGAAAATTAGGAATATTATTATCTTTTATCAGACATTTCAATTCCTGTATTTCCATTACGACCACACCTTTCTGATTTTGATTATAAACGTATCAAGCAAAGCACTTTTATTTATTCCTGTCACAGCCTGTAATACTGATAATGTGTCAGATGCTATTTTGATACCGTCTATCCAATAATCTCTATCATCTTTATCGGACAAACATTTCATCAGCTCTTTTGTGCATACACGCTCAAACGCTATAAGGAATAATCTTAAATCATATCCTTTTGCTTCTGGTTTGAGTGCTATCTTCTCTGTCAGTTTGAACACGTTAGATGTACCAACATAAGCTATATTATCAACCACTTTTTCAACATAGCTGTAAAACTCATCTACTCCCATGCTATACAGTAAATCTATATCTCCCGGTGTGGCACATATATCTGTCACAATATCTGCATCTACTGTTGGCTTACCATACTCTAATAATTCAGCTTTACTGTACGGTTGCATATAGAATGTGGTTGCCCTGCTTAATATAGTTGGCAATACAGTTGATATATCATTTACAGTCATTATAAAGTAAGCATTTTTTGGTGGTTCTTCTACTATCTTCAATAGTGCGTTTTTTGCCTGTACTGACATATCATCTACATCAGCAAATACATAACACGTTGGTGAACCTGCTTTATACGCATCTATAATAACATTTCTCACTGTCTCAACTTTATTGTCCGGCTCAAAACAGGCAAACACATTCAGCTTTTGAAATATCTCACTACATAATGTTTTCTTTCCACTTCCTCGCTGACCTACTATTATAGCAAACTGTGGAAATATCTGCTGTTTTATCAGACTATCTATTCTGCTGATTAACGCTTTCTGTCCTATCATTTCATACCCTCCAGTAACATAGCTTCTATAAGATACTTTGGATTGCTGTCATACTTAACCGCTGAATTGATTTTTATAACTATATCTAACAAGTCACATATACTATCCCAACTATCAACACCGTCTAAATCATCAATAAATTCTTTGATTGTATCTATTTCCGGTATCTGTAGATACTTGAAGTCACCTATGATAAACCACTTCTTTATATCAAGTACAAAATTAAGATACTGACGGATAAACTGCTTCATATCAACACCTGTACTGTGTATAGTTTCTATGGATTTTATCAGCTTATCTGGTTCATTAAAGATATAAGCACTTGTTACCTCTATCATATTATCATAGTTTGCTACACCTAATGCTTTCACAACATTTTCCATTGTCAATTCTGTATTGTATGATAAACATTTGTCCATCATAGTGATTGCATCTCTCATACCACCCTCTGCAAGTTTTGCTATATATTCAAGTGATGATAACGGAATAAAAGCATCTGTATGTCCTAACTCTGCCTCTGTGATATATGTAAGTCTATCAACAATACCTTCCTGACTTATCTTATTGAAATCGTAGCGTTGAACTCTCGACAGTATTGTTTTTGGTATCTTCTGTGGGTCTGTAGTGCAAAATATAAAGATGGACTTTGCTGGTGGTTCTTCTATCAGTTTCAGAAATGCCTGCCACCCTGTATTACTGATTGCATGGCACTCATCTACAATGAATACCTTATATTCACTATCCAAACTCTTTGTCTTTGCTTGCTGTATGATATTCCTTACATCATCAACACTTGAATTACTAGCGGCATCTAATTCTATTGGATTACCTACATGATTATTTATCTCATTTGCGAATATTCTAGCACAAGTTGTTTTACCTGTGCCTGCCCCTCCGCAAAATAGATAAGCGTGTTTCACTTCTCCACTTTCTAACTGCTGTTGTAAAATTACCTTTGTGCTGTTCTGCTCTACCACATCGTTAAATGTGGTAGGGCGATATTTTACAGCTAATGTCTGTTTTGCCATATTGATTTTCCTTTCTATACTGAGAATAATCCGAGACTTCTTAACATTCCAGTATCTATCTTATTCATAAGATGTTCTGACACGATTGCCAGCTTTTCAACTAGATACTTTCTCTGTGTATATGTGATAAGGTCTGTTCTGACACAATAAGTAGTTCCATTAAACTCAAATCTTACTACATCATCTGCTATATTTCCTCTATCTGTTGTGAAGAAAAGGATTGATATAATATTGTCTTTGCTTCTTCTTCCAGATGATACTACAACACAATACTTATCTTCGCCACCATTATTAAATCTATATACTCCGCCTCTCTCTGCTACTAAAAGATTGTCTCCCATTGATTTAATCCTCCTTAATTAATTCATATTCTGCAAATGTTACTATTTTGCCATATCTATTCTTGCTGACAATATCATGTGTCTTGATATTATATCCGGCTTTTCTCAAATCAAATATTATAGCCGAAAGTCTGGTTGCACCAAACATATCTATTGCGGTCATACTTGTTATTTTATGCCCTGCCTGCATATAGGCTAAAATTTCACTCATCTGTGTTGGTCTGTTCATCATCTATGCCCTCCTTATCCCATACAACTGTATTTATAAAATTATCTTTATCTGTTACATCCAAATTATCATTAGCTATTACAGAAATATAGCCATTGTGCTTAAACATACACATATCTATGTAATCAATATCTGAAAAACTCTCTACTATCAGACTTCTTATCTCCTTTAATTTTTTAGTGATTTCCTTTTCAACATCTGTAAAACCTTCGTAATTATACTTACGTGCCATAATTCATTCCTCCTGTTATTTTTTATTTTGTAGCTTGTCTACTCTTATATTGTACTACACATTTATATAGATGTCAACAAAATCTTGTGTTAAAATGTTTCCTCATTTCTCATTAAATTTATTAGTAATCTAAAGGTGTATTCATCTATAACATAATAATTCTGTGTATCAGGTCCGAAATTAAATGCAAGCGCATTATAATCTTTTCCCATATCAAATGCTTCTTCTTTATTCTTTATCAACCAATCTTCTTTGATTGTAAATGACCGCTTTTCTCTGGTACAAGTCTTTGCTTCTATCAACCACTTATCAGTAGTCACATCACCTTTGGCAAATCTTGTTGCTCCACTGTTGGAAACTTGTTTGCCACCAACAGCTTTGGCTATCTGCTTCTCTTGCTTATTACTGTAAAATCTTGTTGGTCTGTTCATACTAACCTCTATTTAAACTTCTGGGATAAATCTCTCACTCTGCCTGCTATACCTGCAACACTTGACTTATTCTCACGCATAACATTCTCTAACTCTTTGGTATTATCTTTAATCCCTATAGTGTTAGCGTGCAACTGTCCTAATAAATTCTCAAATCTTCCCAGCTTTATATTAGTCGCTCTTACTTGCTCTAACAACTGCTTCATCGTTTCAGCGTTATCCTTTTCAATCTGATACAGATTGTTTATTCCAAGAATAAGTGCATCAAGATTAATTATCGGTACTGGTGCTTTCTGCTCATCTGCAACTGCTGGTGTTTCCGGTGATTTTATAATTTCACTACAATTCAAATCCAGAAAATCACATAACTTCTTCAAGTCTGCTAAACTGCATCTTGAATCCCTTAATGATTCTGATATGTATGTACTTCCTCTTCCAAGCACCACAGTGCTTAACTTTGTCATTGTAATACCACTCTTTTTGATTGCTTCTAACAGCTTATCACTGTCAATTAATACGGTGTCCTTCTTTAATCCACCTTTTCTTTCGCTCATAGATTTGTCTCCTTTACTTTACTTCTTCGATTGATATTATTCTGTAATCACAGTCAACTCCAAGTCCATAAATACGTTTACATTCTTCTACTGATGATACATTACACTCCTGCTTTCTCCACTCCCAATTACTTAAAGCATCTGCATATTCAAACTTAATGTGTAGCATATATTACACCTCCTTCCTTTCTGTGATTGCAGACCGAATAATCCAGCCTTCCCACTTTACATCTATAAGTTTTTCCCTTATCTCGTCTACATCTGTTATGTCACAAAACATTCCTACTTTCTTCATGCACTCTGGACCGATACCATAATGTCTACTGACCGGATGTGTGAGTTCTTTTCCACAGCGCATACAAGTTATTGTTTCAAGTGCTTGTCCGTGTAAGTTCATATAGACCATGCCTGCTGTTTCTTTTTCGATTGTTCCGGTCATTGTTCTTAATGGCATCGGGTTGTCGTTATTCCACTTTGCCATAAAATCAAACTCTGGAGTTGCCGGTTTAGTCATATACTGTTTGACTGTTATCTGATATTCAGTCTGACTATCTGTATTTTGCACTGTAGTGCGATTTGAGACACTTTTATTAGCTGATTTGAGAATTATATGTATATTATCTGAAAGTGTCTTAAAAACGCTCTCAGCGTCTTGTACGCTATCATACTCTACATCATTTATTATAATCTTACCTTTCCAATTAATAAGCATATTTACCATAAGCTATCTCCTCTAACATTTCAACTATCTGCTTTGTTGTAGCGGTGTCCTGCATTGACGTTCTTATTATCTTCTGAAGCTTTCCTCTCATAGCTTTATAACCCATTTCGTATGCTTTTTCCAAATCAGCATCTTCCTCTAAAGCATACGCTTCACAATCTGGACAATCATCACGCTCTAATATATCATTCTCTGTAAATATGTGTCCACACTTATTACATCTATATACACCCATCATATTATTTGTCCTCCTTGATTTTCTCAACCTGTTCATCAGTAAAGAACGCTGATGTTTTCATATACATATGTCCTGTGCCTATTGAATTTTCTTCATCTTCATCTGATTTCTTCTTGGCTGAATAAGTCCAGATAGGGAATTTAGCTACTGCTTTCTCTCCCTTTTTAACTTGATAGCCTCTTGACTTCCACCCTTTGTAAGTGTGGATAGGCTGAATCTCATCTATCTCGATAAGTTCTCCGGACATATCTACTACTGTCATTTTCTTTCCGGTAAACTTTAAGATACCTTCTTTTTGAAGTTCTACTTGCTGTGTTAAAATAATCATCTGATTTGTCATATTGATTTCCTCCTTGATTTGTTCTAATCTTGTAGTACACATTTGCTACTGTGTATAATATATCACAGGCAAACGTGTATGTCAACAAGATTTTGTAAAAGTTTAGAATAAATTTAATTCCTCTAAAGTTTTGTAGTGTTTTGCATCATAGAATATAATTGTCTTTGGATAAGCACAACCTCTGCATACTCCTAAATGCTCATATGTATATCCGTGCGTTATTGTATAATGAACATTCTTAAATCCTCTGATACCCCAACATCTGTCGATATATGCAAATATGGTTCTTTCAAAATTCTGTGCTGTTTCATAGTCTGTATAGTGTTCGCAAGTATCTTTAAGAGATTCGGCAAGTTTCTTTAATTCCTTTATGTACTTCTCCTTTGGCTTGATTGCAAATCTGTTCTTATTAACAGTCTTTACAAATTCAGCTTTACTTAAATTAGTTGCCATATACATCGGCTCAATTATGTCGTTGTAGTCTGCCCAACTTACTTCATATCCAGCAAGTGCTTCAAATTCATGTTTCATCATAGTGATTGTCCTCCTTGATTTAATCTTGTAGTACACATTAGCTACTGTCTATACAATACTACAGGTATTTTCATATGTCAAGAAAAAATTTATAAATTTTTTTTACTATATAAAAGAAAAGCACTTGCAGGGGGTACAAGTGCTTTTCCGATTAGGGGATAGTTAAAACATGAAATTGAGCTATTTACGATTTTCACTTTATATATTAATCTTCATTCATGGATTTGTCAACTAATTGCTCTACTTTGGCTAATAATTCCTCATCATTCTCTAACAGTGCATATACATTAGCTTGACCCTGTACTTTGTCTGATATAACTTCTCCAGTTTCTATATCAACTATTTCAAACCATGCTCCTGACTTCTTAATAATATCATACTTAATAGCTACTTCAATTAGGTCATTCAGATAGTCTATTCCTGTATCATATCTTAAAGTATAAAATCCTGTTCTTCTTGTTGGCGGGCATACTTTGCTCTTAATGAGTGCTACATTGACTATATTACCTGCCGGGTTCTCTGCTGAACGTGACAGTTCATTTCTCTTAACGTCTATGAATTTCCCACGTCTAAATTCAAGTCTCAATACAGTATTATGTTTCCATGCTTTACCGCCTGTCGTTGTTGTACCACCATACATACTGTTCATATCATCACGCATCTGATTTATTCCTATGACAGTACAATTATTTCTCATGCACAGACCTTCTGCCTTTTTACTGAAGTTAGTTAATGCCATAGCTATTCCACCATAAGTTTTCTGGTCTACAGTCTTTTCCATAGCTTGATTTGACACCATTACTCCCAGACTGTCTATGATTACAAGACCTACTTCATTTGTGTCTATCATATCGAGTATAAACTGAAATATATCTTCTGCTCCTTGTGATGTCGGGTTAAGTATAATCAGTTCATCAAGATTAACTCCTAACTTTGTTGCCCATACTGTATCAAGTGTATTCTCTGCATCAACATACAGAACTTTTCTGTCATACACCTGCTGATAATTAGCCACCACATCAAGCGCTGTTGTGGTTTTACCGCCATGCTCTTCTCCATAAAACTCTATGAGCTTTCCGAGTGGAATACCGCCGAATGTCATATAATTCAGTCTAGGGCTTGTAAATGGTATTCGCTCATAATCGTATGTAGCAACACCTGTATGGACTAACTCTTCTTTCCAAGTCTTGTTAAAGTTTTTCATAACCTCATCAATCTTCATTTCTCAGCCTCCAATTCTAAATACTTCTTTAAATACCAAGTCGCTTTTTCTACATCCTCTGTTCCGTTCTTTCTTGTGCATCTGTAAATGTACTTAAAAGCATTACACAAACAGAAATGCTTTACAGCTTCTGTTCCTAAAGCTTCTTCCATTACATCAATACATTCAAATTTACCTGTTGCATAATGACTTGGGTTATTTACATTATCTGACACTCTTCTGTACCTCCTGTAATTTCTTTTATATATGGCAACGTCTTAAGTATATCTACAAATTTATTCCATTCATCAAGTTTATGTCCAGTTCTCTCTTTGATAATCTTAAATACAGTTTCATAGGACATACATATAGTTCTTCTCTGATTGTATGATGATGGGAGAAGTTGTATCATCTGCCACCAATCATCTTTATCTCTTGTTTCTAAAAATTTCTTTCTGCAAAGATTAAGATGTTGTATTAAGTCATCTAACCTATTCCAACTAAAATCTAATAAATGGTCTGTACTAAAATCATCAAGCGTAAATTCTTTTTCAGTTATCTTGTGCATGGTACTACACGATACCTGTGACTTACCTATTGTATATCTATCCATTTCTTTCCACCAATACAGCGGTGCAGTTATATCCATAGATACTTGTATCATTCTTGCATAGGTTCTGTGTTCTACTCCTGCTTTATAAAGTTTTCTCATAAGACCTAAATCATTTTCGCCTACAATAAATGAATATTCTCCATTTATCATAATACCTGAACCCATACTATCACTCTTATCCCAACTATTCATAGCGTTTCTCATTCCACGTATAGCGTGTTTAAAACCCCACACATCTATATTTTCTATCTTAATCATTTCTTACCTTCACTTTCTGCTTGTGGCTCAACTCTGCACCTGTAACTTTGCACCCTTGTTTTTCCAATAGCTCTAACTTTGCAAGTGCCATTCCGATAGATGATGCTGTTCCGTATGGTAGACCTTTCTGAATAAGTGAAAAATCCTCTTGTGCTATCTCCGACATATTATCATTCCAATCAAACGGCATCACTCTAATCTCTTCTCTTGTCATTCCTTATCTCTCACTCCTCAAATATATTATCATTTGCCCACATTCCACATTTATTAGCCCAGTGCCACATATAATCATATTTTTTCCCTGTGACACATTCATATAATAGATTATGTAATGTAGCTATAATATCTGATACATAATAATATTTATCTTTATCTTTATCTATAACGGGTGGAAACTCTGTATATAAAGGAATCATTATATCAGCATTAGTATATAATCCGTTTACTAATATATCAGTAATCTTATCAAGTTCTTCTTCAGTTATCATCCTTCTCCTCCTCACTTTTTGCTTACTTATCTATCATTTCCTCTTAATTTTGTTATTGCATATAAAACATCAAACAATGCACTCTTATATCCAGTATAGTAATTTTTATCTACACCTACTGGTACGGACTTTGATAAATCCTTTAGATGACAGACCACATCATCTAATGCCTTATTATAAGACTTGAATCCTATCTCAGCTTTAGATAGATTATCTTCCAAACTGTCAAAAAACTCTTTTGTCATATCTTCACCTCTTATCTGTAACAGAAATACACACCATCTATACAGTCATACACACCACTACCCTGTGAGAAGTTAGCTTGAAAGACTACATTGTTAGGTAGCCATGAGCCATTTTCAAGTAAGTCTTTAGCTATCTCATAACAACGCTGACTTGGTGTTCTGTCATAATTACCATCCCATGTGCAAGCATATTGACCTGACTGAAATATAACTCCGTATATTGTATCTGGAAATTCAGAGTGATTTACTCTATTAAGAACAACTGAACCAACGTAATATCTTGTTGTATCACTGCACCAATCTGCGCCAGCTTCGCCATTAATAAGATGAGCAAGCATTTCAACTTCATCATACGAATAATCGGTGCTTACAGATTTTGCAACATAGTAGGTTGTTTCTGTAATTTCTTCTGTTGTAAGTTTATCTCCAATTTCTATCTCAACAATATCTGTAGATTCGGGATTAATGAACTGTACTGTTGTTGCTTCTGTAGTTAATTCCTCAGATATTTCTTCTGTTGATAATTCTTCTTCTGCAAAACAATTATTAATTACGTTCCAATTAGCATATTCATAATCTGTAGTGTTATGTGCTACAACATCTGCTACACACGCCCCTATGTATAATAATGCACATCCACTTACAACATATAAACTTGTTATGAGCTTCTTTTTCATTACTGATTTCCTCCTAATCTTGTCAACTCCATTTCCTGCATACGTCTTGATAATGCTTTCTTACATGAACTCATTAATTCCTGTGCGTTCTCTATCTTACTGCGCATTGTCTTGTAAGCTCTGGAATAGCATACATTTATTATCTGCTCCTGCTGACTTGCTAACTCAGCTAAACTGTCTTTATCCTGTACTGTACCTTTACTCTGACTTGCTCTGGCTGTATGATACATTTCCTTATATACTGCTCTGCTTATATCATCACGAATACCAAGCTGTTCACACATACCGCCTGCAAAGTAGATATATGTTGATAAATTCAGACACCAATCTTCAAGTTCTTCATCTGTAGCCGGGTTAGTTCCGTCTTTTAAACACTCTCTGATAAAATCCACATACTTATCAAGGTCTTTACAGTATGGATTGATAATGTCTTTAACAATACTATCAATCTGACTACTATGGTTCTCGACTTTATATCTGATACCATCTAATTCTTTCATATCTTCTGCTGATAATTCTATTTTCATACTTCCCTCCTATTTGACTTTTCTATAGTATGAAAAAAGTAGTCCATATCGTAATCGAAAAACACTCTTTTCTTTTTACCCGGAATTGTAATACAACTTATCCAATTCTCAAATTCAACACCATCTGCTAACCCATAAGGTAAACTTTTTCTTCCTAGAGTTTTCTGCCATTCAATGAACTGAATAGGAACAAACGCTGTTACATCTTTATCTACCCACCACACTATTAGTCCGGCAAACACACCTTGTATCTTCGACTTCTCTAATAAGCCTTTATACTGATTATCTGTTATATTACTGAATGGGAATGTATTACCATGTACTGACTTACATTCTATGTGATATTCATATGGTTTCTTATAAACTATAAAGTCACAGTGATTAGAACTTCCAAGAAATCCAGTTGTTTGGTCATGTAATCTAACAACACTTACATCTGGTACTCTTTCAAAGGCTTCTTTAATTATATTCTCAAATTGTTTCCCTCGATTCTGGCTCATTCTCTTCCTCTTTCTTCTTTTCCCAATATGCTTTAGCCGATTCACTTAAATGTTTTCTATGTTCCTCACTTAATACTTTCTTTTCAGGCACCATCATTTCATTCCAATTTTCTACTGCCTGATATACATTTTTACCTACTGAATATCTTTCACACTTCTTACACTCGATATAAATATTTCCGTTCTTCTCTACTCGTCTACGCTTATTACACCCACAAAGACACGGAATTAGCTTTGTATAATTTCTCTTTACTACCATATACCCAAGTTTATCTGCGGCAAGCCTTACCTCTTTAAGTGACACATTGTAGTCAGTTAATAACTTTAACACATCATCACGTTCCACATATACAGTCTCTTCACCTTCATACATCTTATACGTCTGTAACTTCTTTACCTTTTCATTCAGTTTACTCTGCATCTTAATCCTCCTTATTACATCTATTTCTAAACTGACAATAACTACAAGTCTTTTTACTTACGTTTTTCGACTTTGGTGGAACTTTCAGCTTCTTAATATAACTGTCACATTCCTCTATATAACTGATAAGTTCCTCTTTCATTTCATTAGTAACCTCAAACAAAAATGCTTTCTTATCACAGTTATCCCTGCACTCATATACAAACAACACCTCATTAATTCCAAATGCTATGCTATAAGCTGTAGCTTGGTGATAGTGACTTGGGTCTACTCCACCTCTCATAAAAAACTTATTACTGTTTTCTGTCTTAATTTCCAGTATATAATAATGATTGTGATACTTGATTATTCCGTCACATAAAAAACTCATATTAAGTTTTTTATGGTATAACTTTGTTTCAAACCCACCTTTTTCTAAAGTTGGTTCTTTCACTATATCAAGATAGTCAAGTCCACGCTGTCTTACAAAGTCTGCAACATTTACATATTCACAATCAATACCATTATCTTTCATGTGCAATACAGCTTCCTGTATTCTTTCGTGCCTGTCAGAACCGCTTTCACAAATACCTATAATCATACTACTGCTATCTGTATCGTCTGGTTCTGCTCCTGTAATTGTGTAAAAACTCTGTCTGATACAATTCATTCCGGATGGCTTATATGTCTTACTTCCCGGTTGTTTATTATTCTTATCATTAATCTCTATCGACCGTTTTAGGTCATTTAAGAACGATTGCTCAGGCGAAAGTTCCGCCTTTGCAACGTCTATAAGATTAAAGATATTCTGTAATGATTTTCTTGCCATTATAAATAGTATTCCTCTCCGTTATTATCAACAAAACAATCAAGCATAGCCTCAACTAATTCTGCAACAGTTATACCCTGTCTGTCTGCTGTATCTTCTAATGTAGCGACAGTTGTGTCATATACACCTATATTAGTCATAGTATTATTCCTCCTCATCTAACATATAACAATAATCAACTTCCCACTCACCTCTGTACCAATCAAGTCGTATATAGTTATCTGTACCATCAAGATTAGAAGCGAAAATAGAACTACCAAGCTGTCCTGGAATAAACGCTTTATTGTCACTGCTTACCTTGTAACTTCTTGATTCAAGGCTGTACTCTTCCTTCCAATTACTTGCTTTGTAGACAACAACTCCGTATATTGAGTTCTTATCAGTTCCCTTACAAGTAATATTGTTGTCCTCATTGTGCTTCCATAAAGCATCTGTCATTTGTGTCCATGTGATTTTCTTCATATATTTGTCCTCCTGTGATATATTGTAGTACACATTAACTACTGTGCTTATAATATATCACAGGCATAAAACACTGTCAATAAAAATATTTATAAATTTTTTCAAATTTGTACAAGATAGACTTGGCTGTTTACACCAAGTCTATCTTTATTATTTATGCTACAAAAAGTGCTATAACCTGTGTAATGCTTCCGTCTACAAACTTTATCAACTTATCATTTCCATAGTGTATCTCCACTACATCACCTGAATATGATTTAAGCTGTGCTGTAAGAAGTGCTATATTTATCCAACACTCAAAATCATCACTTTTATCTGTATCTTCTGTGTAACATATATCTTCACAGCTTTTACCCGACTTGTTAGATACTGTAAGCGCACCGCTACCGAAACTCAACTTAACAGGTGCAAGCTGTCTTGTTACATCATTGGCAAACAATGTCATTCTATCTAACAGATTAAGAAGTTCAGATTTATTTATCTTGCAGATATATGGGAAGTCCATTGAAAGTAATTCACTTAATGTCTGCGCTGGATACTCATTTATATCCATATTATTCTTTGAATATACTATACAACCTGTTCCTTTGAAAATAACATACTCATCACTCATTACCATATCTATTGTCTCATCAGTCATATTATCAAGTAAATCCATACACTCTGCTGATATGAGCATATCATCTGGACAAAGCCTGTTGGCAATCTCTGCAACCATATGTCTATTTGTAGCAAGTATTGTATCTCCTGCATAATACTGTGTGATTACAGGCATTTCCATTGTAGTTGCAAGTGAACCTTTAAGTGATTCAAGTATTGTCTTAATAAGACTTAAACTTACGGTTGCTGTTCTTTTAGTTACCTGAGTATCTTCTACAGGGTTTGGGTACTTAATGAGCGTACCATTCTCATCTAATGGAAGTTCCAGTGTATATACACCATTACCCCTAACTTCAAGATTGCCATTCTCAATCTTCAACTCTGTATACTCACTTGTCATTTTAGATATAAGTTTGGCAAATTGGTCTGCATATACTGTAGCTGAAAAATCTTCACCATCTATCTGATTTGTAATATACAGATAGTTTGTAGCATCTGTGGTGATGATAGATAACTCACCATCTTTCATTTCAATACCCATAAGCTGTGTTATAGGTATTAACTTGTTATTACCAACACCACTTGTTGCTTTTGCTACCATTCCCTTTAATACTTCTGTGTTTACTTTCATTTCTGTTCCTCCTTTAGAATAAATTACAGTTCATTATTTTATTTAATGTATGCTCACCAATAATAGTATTTTCATCTCCTATATATTCATGTGAATAACATATTCGTGTTAATGATTGTATGCAGGATTCTCTTGTGCTATTACGACCTTTAGGTCTAATCATTCTTTGTATTTCTTCCTCTGATATATCTTCTATATTCTTAACACGTTTTAAATTACTCGAAGTTGGTCTCCACAATGAACTACGTTGTCTATATTCGCCTATTATAGGATTAGCAGTTTTTGAAAAATATCTATATCCTTGAGAAATATACAATTCAGCCATATATTCAGATAATTTTCTTCCTATACCTATTCCTTGATAATCTGGTAAAACTACAGTTCTATGCTCACTTACACAAATACGCTTATCCGTTTTACTAAATCTTCCAGGCATAGCAATAACCGCACCGAACGCTATTGGTAACATATTGTAAGTAACCAAATAACAATCAGATGATGGGTTCAAATCAGCACTTAAATAGTGATAGGGCTTAAACATATACCAAATTTGCTTGGAACACTGATGGACGTCAAGAACAATCTGCGGTCTTTGCCTGACACACCTCCCCACAGATAACTTTTTAGTATCTGTGTTATATATCCAATCTGGCTGTAAATATTCAATTATATCATCGTGACAACTGGCAAATACAATATTTTTTAAATCGTGCTTTCTTATATATTTAGCTATACTAACACTACAACTTATGGCACACTCTCTATTAACAACCGATGTAAACTCATCAATAACTGAATTACTTTTTAACTTTCTGGCTACATCACATCTAAATTTTTCACCTGTTGATAACACCTGATACGGTTTTAACCACGTGATTATAGAATTAAATCCTACTGCACCTAATTTCTCACACGCATCATCAAAATTGTCAAAATGATTAGCCACACATTCATCACTTTTCCATTCATTATCAGTATCATCACCAAATAACTTTAATAATGAAGATTTACCAGAACCACTTGAACCAACAATTAATCCAATATTAAACTCTTTTGGAAAATCTGGTATATTTATTTCTGTAACGATTTCACCATCAAAATCAAAATCAAATGAATTTGAAATTCTATCAGTTATTTCATTTTGATTGATATGTGACTTTAAAGTTATGACGTTTGATTTTTTTACAGTAATATCAAACAATTTTCCTTCGTTCATAAACTCTCTCCCTTATGATATTTCAATCTCATCACCGTACCATGCCTTTGTAATCTCTACATCGCACTTTATAGGCATTTCAAGTATCTTTTCAGCCGCCTTACTCATTGTTTCTGCTAATAGCTTTGAACATTCTTTAACATTCTCTTCAGGACACTCTGCTATAACTTCATCGTGTACTGGAATAAGAAGTCTGAAACCTAATTCTTTAAGTCTCTGGTTGTTATTCAACTCTATCATAGCTAACTTTGTAAGGTCTGCGGCACTTCCCTGTATTCTACTGTTTACACATTGTCTTGTAGCATCTGCAATCTTACCACCATTATCTACTATCCATATATCTTCTTCATTTGCCTTTTCAAAGATTTTTCTTTTCTCTCCGAATTTTGCTTTGTGAAGCTGTGTAAGATATTTTCTTATGATACGTTCTGGTATCTCTGTTTCTGCTTCATCATCAAAGTCTAACACATCTACAGTAGGTGCAACACCATTCTTCCACTTAAACTCATACTCATCAAGCTGTAAATCTGGTAGTCTACGTTTTCTACCACATACAGTTGTTACATAACCTGTTTCATATGCCATATCAAGACTTTCATCTTCAAACTTCTTTATAGCAGGAAAACCTCTGAATACGCTGTCTTTTATAGCTTGTGCTTTTTCAGGTGTGCAATTAAGCTGTTCGGCTATACTGTTTACACCTCTGCCATAAAGCACTCCTAACAAGATACTCTTTGCTTGTGTTCTTCTTTCTTTACCAGCTTTATTTGTAGTACCATCAGCATTAAACTCCCGGCATTCTTCATAAGGTTTATTAAATGCCTTACTTGCAATTTCAGAATACAAATCCTTGCCCTGCATAAATGTGTTATACATCTGACTATCACCATCTTTTCTACAAAGAGCGGCAAGACATTTTGGTTCTTGCTGTGAGAAGTCACTCGACATTAATACATATCCGTCTGATGCAACGAACATCTTACGAATATCTTTGTTATGACTTGGAATGTTCTGTAGATTAGGGTCACTACTTGACATTCTACCTGTATTAGCACCATATTGATTGAAGCTACAATGTATTCTACCATCCTTCGGATTTACACACTCCGGTAACTTATCAATATATGTGCTTATCAATTTCTCCACTTCTCTATATTCTAGTATTGAATTAGCAAGAGGGCTGTCCATCTTTCTCAGAATATCTACACCTGTACCTCTTGGTGATTTACTGTCAATCACATCATATCCAAGTATATCATAGAATAAAATTGCAAGCTGTGTAGGACTTGCTATATTGATAGGGTTATCTAACTTACAATCAGTGTGCTTTAATCTGTATGTTGTAATCTTATCATTATAAGCGTTTAAATGCTCATAGAACGCATTTAGTTTGTCTTTTAGTATATTATTATATCTTTCAGATAAAACTTGATTATAAGTCAAATCAAAGAGTATTCCGTTATCTTCCATATCACAACATACTTTTACACAAGGCATTTCTATATTCTTAAATACCCAATATAGCTTTCTCATATCTTCCCTATCGCTGTCTGCTCTGAGATACTTTCGCTGATAATCATATAATTCATATGTAATCTCTGGGTCATGTGCGGCATACAGAACTGCTGTCTGTAAAGGAACAAGAGTAAATGGTATTCCTTTAAACAACTCTTCAAATGTAAACGCATCTTCTTCGCCATTAAGCACATATTTCTGATGTAACTTTTTAAGTGCATTTGTTGGTTCATTTTCATTAAGCAATCTCTGTGCTAAATAACAATCCCAAGTACAGTATATGTCTTTAAGTCCAACTTGATTGCGTAAAAATCTTATATCAAACTTTGCGTTGAACATGATTATATCTGTATTAGATTTAATCATTCGGTCAAACTCAGCTTTGATTATATCTACACTCAACTGGTCTGGCACAACCATATTTGTTATAAAACTCACATGATTTATTGGTATGTATGCTCCAGGCATATTCGATGTATAGATACATATTCCAGCTATCTCATCTTGTAACGGGTCAAGCCCTGTTGTTTCTGTATCTATACTTATAACTCCATTATCAATGCACTTGTTAAGATATTTTACCAACGACATTGTATCTTGAATAAGTATGTATTTATCCTTAAACTTTCCAAGATGTGTTTCAACCAATTTCTGTGCCTGAGTTATTCTATCAAGTAAGCTGTTCCCACCTCTTACAGTAGGAACAGCTTTTCTTGTGGAATTAGACTGCTTTGCTAACTTCATATCGTTAGTTTTACTATTTGCTCTTGTAGGAATTTCAAATAGTGCCATCTAATTATCTCCTTTTAAAATCTTCTGTCGTTATCGTTTGCAGGTGTCCTTCTGCCAGGTCTACGTCTTGGCATTTCATCTTCTGCTGATTCTTCATTCCTTGCAGTACGTCTTACCGGTGCTTCACTATCTGTTGGTGGAAAATATCCTTCTGATAAATAGAATTCCATATCTTCTGCTGACTTATCGAGAATAACACTGCCAAGTACCTCTGGAATATCAAAATCCTCTATCTGTGTATCGTCAGCCGGATCCTCAGTTCTGTAAATCTCATAAGTAGTCTTTGTGTCTTTTGGCTTACCGTGTCTCTCTATCTCAAATATCTGTGATACAATAGGTGCTTTATTGTATCTTGCACAAATACCAGAAATTTTACTAAAGAATGTCTTACCACGTTCCCAAAGCTGTACTTTATCCTCATCAATATTGTATACAGGGATAAACAGCTTTGCTACCTGAAACTTCTTTGCTTTACAGAATGGACAATCATCAACTGGCTGGTTGTATTCCCTTATACAGTTGACATACCTCTTCTTTCCATCAATCTCTACTTCATGCACAGCATATCCTTCAATATCATCGGCTGTGTTGTAGAGAAATCTGACAGAAGCTACATCCATATCATTCTGTAATGAGAAGAATCCTGCTCCGCCCTTTCCACCATACTTGTCAACAGTGTCTGCATTAAATCGTGCCATAGTTTTTACCTCTCTTTCGTTTTTATAGTTTTATGGCTTTATATACTAATCCTCTGTAAAGAGGTCAGCTACTGTATTAATAACTTCAAAGGCATCTGTAAGTAGAAATCTTGTTACGTTGTATTCAAGTCCAAGTGCCTCTTTTACTTCATCTGTCATATCAACTTTTAAATTATCATCTTCTATGGAGAAGATAATGCGCTCATCGTCAATGTCAACCTTAATACCATCTGCAAAGTATTCAACTTTACCTCTTTTAAAGAGAGTTGCTATAGTGTCTCTATACTGATAGATAGAATTGCACTTTACATAGTTGTCATTAAAATATTCCAGCTTTATTGTGCTTTCTACTCCTATAATACTCTGCAACTTTACAGTCTGTCCTATCTTTGTTACTTTCTCAACATACTTATTGAACTTATTAAAGTAATACTCGCCAACTTTCATATCTACACCTCCATATCACCAAAGGTGTCATTTACACCTCTTGCTGTCACTGATAATACGGCAAGTGTCTGTGCTGTATTAAAATCTTTGTGTACAGCGGCATACTTATCACAGATGCTTCCAACAACACTCATTATTGTAAACACATCATAGTCGAGTAGTATGTTTGACAGATTTTCTGCTACTTCAAGTTCCTTTGAGTTAATAAATTCCATTACTGTTTTCATTTCTTTTCTCCTTTACGTTTCTATAGTGTTTATAGTGTCTGTAGTTGTCTACATTGAATATTGTACTACACATTATATTATATGTCAACAAAAATATTTATAAATTTTTTATACTCTTTTCAAGTGCATCTACTAAATCTAAATCATCAAACCACAATGCACGTACCTGCTTATCTTTTCTTACTGGATTTACTATACTGCCACCTAAAAGATAATCAACGTGGTCTACAAGATTAGATTTCAGATTAAGGACATACTCATTAGGATAATAATTTTCCATATATATTCTGAATATGGTATCATCGTACTTCTTTTCTTTTATCCACTTTTCATACTGCGGGTCATGCCATACCCACTTGTTAAACCACTCTACATATGACTTTACTATCTTTGTTGGAATGTAGATACATGGAAATGAATACCACATCTTTAAGCCATTTGAATCACCCGGAACCCATTTCTTCATTTCATCATAATAAGAAGCAAAACCACAAACTGTAAAATCTTTACTTAACTCCTTTGTTCGTTCTGCAAAATCTCTACATATTATTACATCATCTTGTAAATGCCATATTCCGTCTACGCTCATCTTTGATGCTTGCGTAAAGCTGTCTACAGAACTCTTTAAACAGCCCTGTTTTTGCCTATCAACATACACTATGATATTCTCATTCTTTATCCCCTGTTCTAACATAGACGGTATCAGATAATCATTAACATACCATTCTCTCTGTAAGCAGGTGTGTATCATATATAATGACTTTATTGTCTTTACAAAAGGTTCTATCTTCTCTACGTCTTTTGGTTCATCTATATCGCAAGTATAATCATTTATAGCTGTATAGTTTGTATAATCAATCTTGTTTATCTCTGTACCTTTAATTACTTGCCATAATTCCCATGCTATAGGCTCTCTTCTAAACTTTTTCTGTTCGTGTAAAGTCTGTATTTCTTTAAGACTATTCTGGAAATGTTGTAAATCTACAACTTTAAAGGCAAAAGGTTCTGCATAAGGCTTACTATAATTCTTTGCAAACGGTGGCGCTGATGCAAAGAACTCTATATCATCTGTTTCTGTTTTCACTATTGTTTGTATAGCTTCTTCCGAAAACACTACATCACCAAAGATATAGCATACAGGTTCTTTAGTTTTATAAAATCCGTTATACCACCCACCTGTTGATACACCCGGTCTTATTACAGTCCAGTTATTATCAGACTTTAATACGGGAACACCAAGTCCTTCAAATCTGCTGTCATTACTGCTGATAGCTATATCTTCTACTCCGGCTTCTCTTAACAGTCTTATTGTTCTGACTACAATAGGTTCATTGTTTATTCGAGTAAGTTGTCTTGGTTCTTTCCATATCTGATAATTACCGCCACACATTATAATATATTTCATATTACTTCTCCTCTTTATATTGCCTTACTGCATCAATAGCAATATCTAACCATATAACTGCATATCCTCTAGCTTTATTTCTTAATTCTTCAAGATAATATATGGTTTATCTTATATCTTCATCAGAATCTCTTGTCATCATTCTTCCCTCACCTTCTGTTTTATCCATTCTTCCATAGCATCATTAAACTTCTTCACCTCTTCTGGGTGATAATACATATACATAGGACATTGATATACTGCCTCCTGTATGAATGACGTACATCCACAATCAGGATCATTCCAACTACATTTCATACAAAATTTTCTGTAATCATCCATTCTCTTCTTCCTCACTTTCCATCATAATCCCAATTAAGTTTATGATTAACTTCGTTGAGGTCTCGTCTTAATTTAATAATATCGGCTTGTATAACTGTATGATGATTGTCGTACGGAGAGTCCTTGTAACTTCTCTCGGTATACTTAACAATCCTATCAAGTGATTCTTTGCAATACTTAAGGTCTGATATAACCTCTTCTTTTGTTGCACTCATTTTTCTTCCCCCTTATCTGCCTCTATGATGGTTGGTGCATGTAGTATATCTATTTCGGGAATTACAGTATCTCCATTTTTCAGATGATAAAGAAATGGTCGTATTTCTGGTCTGACAAGTTTATCCGCATCAATCAAATTTCCATGTCCTTTTGGTAATGGCGTGCCATTTCTTAAGGCTTCCCTTAAATGAAGTAATGCACTCAGAGGGATTGTATTTTCTCCTGTTAGTGTAAGGTCATTATAATTTTCTTCGTCTATCTCAATTACTATCTGCATATTCACTCCTCACTTTCTGTCTACCATAGGCTTAACCCACATATCGAGACTTGCCCTATATACTCCAAAATACTCATCGTATTCTGTTTCTATCGGCAACTCCATGATTGAATCCTCAAATACCTTAACCATTCTACGTACAAGTAAAGGCGAAATAATATCTTTGGGCATATTTACTACTTCTTTCGCACTAACCGTACTTCGTAATCTCAAATGGTTCAATTCGGTTGTACATGCTAGATGTTTCACAGGAAATTGTCTTTTATAAAAATATATTTCATTTTTTAACGCTCTAATGATGTTGACTTTCCTTTCTCTCCTCATTCTTCTCCCTACCTATCTGCCTATAATTCAAAATTGCTCTCTATAAACACATTCGTTCATATATTCTTCTGCCTGTGCTTCTTTATACTCTATATATTCTCGTCTTGCTTCTTCCTCAGTCATTTCTCCACTTTCAACAAGTTTATCTAACCTTTCGTATACCCAATCCATATTATCCCTCACTTTCTGTCTTGTACTTGTCGATAATCTGTAACACATCAATTTTGCTGACATACTGATTGTAGCTAACTCCCATTGTATCGGTTATCTGCTCTATCTCAGTTCTTATCTTATCAAGCACATCTTCTTGCTCTAATGCCTTGATTGCCAATTTGCATAATTCTTCTAATCTCTCATGCAATTTCATTTTTGAGTCTACCATTACACTTTTATCAATCATAAAATCAACAATTTCGGGAGTATTTAAAATTTCTTGTCTTGTCATTCTACCACACCTCCCAATCTTTAATATTCTTAATCTCTTCTGATGTACATTCGCCTATATCTTTTCTGTATTCTGGAAATTGTATCTCTGTGATTATCTTATTTGACAGTCTTTCTCTTATCTTCTTTCTTGCATCTTGTCCTGCTTTGTCATTATCTGTAGCAAGTATTATGTGTCTTATAGGAAGTCTTTTTAATTGCTCAAGCTGTAGTCCATCACCTGTGCCGTTAAGTGCTACTGCATAATGATGATATTGCCATAATAGTATGCAATCTATCATAGATTCAGTTACATACAAATCTATAACATTACTTACCCCATAATCAAGTGGTGTTCCTATATATGAACTTGTATGGTACAATTCATATAATCCGTAGAGTGATTTTGATACATCTTTGGGATAGTTAAACCACTTTGTGCGTACATTCCTGCGTGCGACGAACAGGCAATCGCCATTTTTATCTCTGACAGGGAATGTAATACAATCGGTTTTTCTATCATATCCCAAATCAAATAATTCAATGATATTTTCATCTGTTATTCCTCTTTTCTTCCAGTATGAATGATAGTATCTATAGCTATCAAGTTCCTCTTCTGTTACTCCATTAAATTCAGTATCACTACTATTCCCCAAAACACTATTCTTATTGGTAGTGTTACTACGTTCCATATCAATCTCAACATCTTTTCTATCCTCCACTTGTACTGTAGCAAAGTTCTTCATTATCCATTTGAAGCCTTGCTTACCGAATATATCTTCTGTATTACCTAAGCAATAGCTTATCACTTCGGGTAGTGTATGTGTTTCGCCACAAGCAAAGCAGTGGAGCATTCCATCACTTTTTCTTATACCCGCTGATGGCTTACGTTCTTGTCCGTTACCGTGGTATGGACACTGTACCATTATATTATCACCGCTGTCTTTAAATTTCTGTAAAAGCGGTATCTGATTTATCATCAGTTGTCTTTGTAACTCTGTCAGAATCTCCTCGCAAGTTGCGTTTATCATTATATCGTTTACTATCATTCATTTTCTCCTCTCGTGAAAACAAAATGGCTAACCATATCGTAATTAAGTTTGCCCCACAAATTACACCAATACAAAATGCTATAATAGTGTCCATATACCTACCTCCCATTTTAAAATCTACATGACCTAAATGCGTTCCTCTCTTTATTCTTTATTAAAGCACCTTCAACAAACAGCTTACAGTTATCATATTCTTCCCCTCGTCTATCACAGGTCTTGTTTGTTGCATCTGAGTATAAACAAGTATGACCTGTTATACCAGAATAATTGCATATTACATTTACTACTGTCCTTGTATAGTGACGTTTTGTAGCTCCGCTTATTGCTCCTCTGTACTTACACTTCTGACACTTCTCTATGTTAAACTTTGTTTCTGCTTTCATCAAAATACATCCTCCTTGTCATTTCTGAACTTCTCTCTTGCTCTCTTTACTCGTTTTTCTGTTTCTTCTTTAGGCTGTGCATCATCATAGCTTGGTATATTTACAAACTCCCCTGTATCTATACTCCATTGATATATCAGCTTTCCACCAACAGCACCAAATCTCTGCTTCTTGATTTGCATTGTAAGTGTTCCTTCTTTTGTCTGTTTGATTGAAAGAACCTTACTTGCGTTATGTGCTATACCGTCACTATCTCTTATGCTTTCAAGTTCTGGTACATCATTACTATCCTCTGTGCTGACACCATTTCTGTTAGCTTGCACTACTACTAATACAGGTATCTTTAATTCTATAGATAACTCCATCAAATCTTCGCTTATGTTGGTAAGACTTGTGGTTTTGTTATCACCACGCTTATATCTTTCGTCAGACATATATGTGATACCATCTATTGCTATCATATCAAGTTTGTATTTCTTTACCCATTGTTTCAGCTTCGATACTGTTATCTGACGATTGAAGTCCATCGATGTTGATACTATAAACTTGTGTTTATTGTCTTTCAGCTTTTCTATATAGTCCTTATACTTATCTGTATCTTCATTACCCCACATAAGACCTTTATTAGAAAACTGATTGTACAATGTATCAAATCTATATCCTATACTATTAGCTGACATTTCTGGTGATACATAACCCACATTAAACCCTAACTGCCAAACGTGTGTACATATCTTTTCAAGTACCCAAGACTTACCTTGATTTGTTCTTGCAAACAATACGAACAATTCTTCGCCACGTTGTATGCCATGAATTAAATCATCAAGTTCTTCAAACCCTGTTGTAAAGAACCATTCGTTTTGATGTTCTTTTACTTGTGTAAACTGTTCATATCTGTTTAACGCATCTTGTATTATATCTACGCCTGTTATAGAGTAATTCGGCTGTAAGTCTTTTATAGACTGTATCATATACTCTATTGCCGCATTACTATCTGTTTTCATCAGCTTTGCTATCTGCTGAACAACTGGAACAGATTTATAATATAGATATTCTTCTCTGATTGTATCTACTAAATATCTATCACTTTCCTGTACTTCTACAATCTCAAAATCTGGAAACTGCGCTATGAATGTTGCTTTATCAGGTACGTTTCCATATTCTGTATTATGATTTAAGATAAACTCTATCTCATCTTGATACTCGGGAAAGTAATCCTTTGTTATCTGATTTTCTTCCAACAGACTAATATCTTGTGTCTGTAAAATTTTACTGATAATTTGTAAAGCAACCATGCTATTACTCCTTGTCTTTGATTATTTTTGTGCCATTCTTTTCACATTTCCACAAATAAGTATCAAATGGTATAATATCATCTAAACCACTTTTTAACCAATTATCAAACAATTCATCCTCAGTAGCCTCTACGATTTTATTATTCTCTATCTTCATCTGCCCCTCCTGTCTTTACCTTTAAACTCTACTACACTACCTGTTCTGTATATTCTGCTTGCCAATCTTACTCCAACAGCATTTGCAAGTGCATCAAAATCTGTCATATTTCCTGTAAATATATTAGCTTTTTCGCTGAATATACGCTGGTCAACATATGACAATAGCTGTGAATGGTCGTAAGCACTCATATCTGTACTTGCTATATCATCCCATACAACTAAATCACATTCAAGTAGATTATGTTTATACGTTTCTGATAATGGTTTCTGAAAATTCTTTAACTGATTCAGTAATGTTGGAACGTGTACGAACATACCTCTTACTCTAAAACCATTTCCTGCCCATATACTATCAAAGTATTTCATCATTAACTTTATTGCCCATGTTGTCTTGCCATTACCCGTACAACTACTTGTGATATACAGATTAAATCCTTCATCAACATATCGTGCTATATCATCTTTAAACTCTGCCAATGTACAAAACGCATCATAGTCAACACCTGCTTGTAATGATATAGGATATTGTTTTGATTTTGGTATATTGCTGTTATCTACAAGATACTTCATTTCAAGGTATCTAATGCAAGTATCAGTACATTCATTCTCACATACTTCTTTGTACCAACAATATTGTATCTTCAAAACTTTGTCCTCATTCCTTTCTTCTCACGTTCTTTGTTTATACGTTCTTCTTCTTTCTCATCTTCTTCTGTATAGCCACTACTATTGACTGTATTCTGTTCACCAAATGTATCTTTCTTTTTATACTTCTTATCTTCTTTCAATTCATAAAATCCAGACCATCCATTATCAAGTGTTTGTAATGCTATTTTACGCTGAATATAATTATCTGTCGATAACTGTTTTAACTTATTCAATTTACCTTTAAATGTATTCTGATATATTGGTATTCCACTTTCTTTGCTGTTCTCTAAACATCTTTTCAAAAACTGTATAAGATATTCTCTTAATATGATATCATCTGTAAAATCATCTATAAGACTAACACACTTATCCCATAAAGATTGCTTTTTAGGTTTGACTATATCAGTTCCAAATTCAAAATTTTCTACTATATCTTTAGATATAGTTTTATTATTTTGTTTAGTAGTATTACTAGTATTATTGTGTAAAGTTTCTTTACTACCCTCGTAAAGTTTCTTTACTACCCCCATAAGATAATTTATTTGTTTCTGATTTACTCGATACTCATTGTGTCTTCCTGTTCTAGCGTCATCTACAAGTGTTACCTCGATTAGATTTTTCTCTTCAAGATTATCTATAGCCTTATCGACAGTAGGTAATGATATATTAAATGTATTAGCCATATAGCTTCTACTGCCATAGAACCATGTATCACCATCTTGACTAAATCCATATATTAAGGCAAATATTAAAAGTTCATTACCTTTTAACCCAAGTTCATTACACATCCAACCTTGTATCACTACATAATTATTACTACTTAATTCTTTAGACATATCAATCTCCTTTGTTATAAAACAAATAGCTTGTATAAAAGAGAGTGCAGTCTCGATTATACAAGCTATTGCTGGTTAGCTAAATTATGAGGTCTTGTTGCCAAGTTCTGCACAACTCAGCTAACCTATTTTAAGAAAGAGTAAAATTCTCGTTCACAAGTATAATAACATTATACTACACATTTGTCAACTACTTTTTTCTTTCCTTATACATTTCATATATTTCTTCAATCTGACGGTCAACTTCTCCGTTGCAAGATTCCCAAAGCTTTGCTCTTGCTTCTTCTAAATCTTCTCCCGGCTCTACACTTCTTTCTTCGCCATATTCTATTGTGTAAAACTGGTCTCCGCTCCTTGTAGCTATCTTAATACTTGTTCTACTTGTAGCTTTAATTATCGTTGTCTGTGCCATCTTTCTTCTCCTTTACTTTTGATACTCTAAGTGTCATTACTTCCTTTTTCTCACGACAGTTGTCCATTTCAATCAGCACTTCTTTAGGTATTGCACCGTTATAGATAGCTGATTCAAGCGCATCCATATCAACATATTTCTTTGTCTTTACAATTCCTGATTCAGCACTAACTTTATCTTGCAGGAGGGCTAATAGCTTATCCTCGTTCATTGTATTTCTTTCAGATACAGAATATGTTATTTTGTAACCTCCAGATGATATACTATCAATACCTTCTTCTTCCATTATCTTCTTTATCTCTGCATTTTCAGCTTTACATATATTTGTATATTCATCTAAGGTTTCTTTGTGACTACCATATTCTGGTATTAAAGTTAATAATCTGTCTGTGTTTGGTATTTTATTCGTCCTCATCGTCTATATATTTCTCCTTTTTTGTATATAATTTATGTGTGATACTTCCCATAAGACCGTTACGACCTCTTGGTATAGCTTGCTTAAATGTAATTACTTTCCACACATCATCACGTTTCCAATAACGTGTCTGTCTACCACCTTGCTGTATATAATCTGGAAGTAGCTGTGCATATTCATTATCAGGATTTGATTTCTTAAACCAATACCAATAATTAATTGCTTTTGTTGATACTCCTGCAAGCATGGCAAGTTCTTCAACTTTGATATATTCTTTGTAATCCACTTCTTACACCTCCTTTCTAACTTAATAAGAAGTCAAGTACCTCTGACTTACTCATATCAACCTTACCATCCACAAGAGCATCTGACATAGCACCTTTCTTCTGTACAAGTTCATGGATTCTTTCGTCTATTGTATCCTTACACATAAGGTTGTAGATTGTAACATTATGCTTCTGTCCTACTCTGTGGCATCTATCTGTTGCTTGGTCGTATAATGCTCTGTTCCAAGGTTCGTCAAGAAATATCTCAACTGTTCCTGCGGTGAGAGTGAGACCTGTACCCATAGCGCCAATTGTACCTATAATGTATTTACACTCAGGATTATTCTGAAAATGATTTACATTTACCTGTCTATCAGCATCGTTTGTCTGACCAGTAATGACAACACCTTTATACTTCTTTGCAAGTCTGGCTCTAATAACATCTGTCATCTGCGTCCAGTTAGAAAAGATAACAACTTTCTTTCCATTCTCTATTGCTTCTTCAACAAGTTCTTCCATTCTATCAAGCTTTGCACTTTCCTGTATCTTGCTTGAAAGAATACCTGTATAACCTGTAGCTTGTCTCATTCTGATTAATTCTGCAAGTGGATTAGGTGCTGTCTTTATGTTATCAATATTACTCTGAATATCTGCTGTGACCTCTTTATAGATAACAGCTTGCTTTGGTGTCATATCAACGTATTCATCTATGTATGTCTTTTCCGGTAAGTCTAATACATCATCTTTAAGTCTACGTAACATTATGTCATTAAGTCTTTCCTGTAACTCGTCAAGATTCTTATAGCCGACTACTTCATATCCGCCATAGCCACCCATTACACAATAATGATTTTTAAATCTGTAAAAGGCATTCTTTTCATAACCAAGCCATTTAAGAATTATGTATAAGTCCATAGGCTGATTCATAAGTGGTGTACCTGTCATAGCTATACGACATTCAGATTGTAATTTAAGAATACCTTTGCCCTGCTGACTTGATGGGTTCTTACACTTATGTATCTCATCAATAGCTATAATACCTATCTCACCCGATTTGCATTTATTTGCGATTTCAGACACGATTTTTTCATCACGCATAGTTTCTACATTCGTTATAATAAAATACGCTCCAAGTGCTTCCAAATTGCAAATATCAGTATATTTATCTGCATTAGACCCTATAACAATTTTATCGTTCTTAATTCTCTGTCCAAGAATGTATGCTTCCTCATCTGAATGTGTATGAATTTCATTAACCCAGTTCCATTTAAGACCATTAACTCCGCATACTATAAGACAATGCTTGTATCCTTTCTGTAATTTCTTTGCTACTGCTATATCAATGACTTGTTTTGTGTTATGAGTTACTACAAAATGCTCGGCTAAATACAGATGGTCATTACTATCAACTGTAATACACTTTGCGTCTGCATTATCAATCTTTTCAATAGCAATTATATTTCTTCTTGTCTTGAAATGTCGGTCTTTCAATAATGATTTTTTACGAGTAAGAGTACAATACAGTTGAGGTCTATCAAATTTAATAGTCAGATTGTAACTTGTTCCCGTAATCTTTCCATCATAACCACACTCACTTTCAGAGTAACTTACAATACCACCTAAACTTTCAACTAAAAATCTTACATCTTCACATAACTGTTTTGATACAGTTGAATAAGTTAATAAATTATCAGATGTTGCATAGCCATCCGTATCAATAAGTCCTTGTAATACTTCTGTTCTAACTGCGATTGAATTGTACTTGTATATATCTGGAATGAATTTTGTGTGAGAGTTTCTTCCATGTAAATCTAAATCAGTAAGTGCTTTTCTTATTATATTAGTTTTGCCTTGTATATCAGTACCTTTAATATAATATTCAATATCTCCCATACTTGGTGCTGAATACAACTCATAGCCTTTAGGTAATCTTGAATTGATATTATCTACCATTTCACTATCAATCGTAGTAAATCTTATTGTATGGGTAGTAATTCCACCATCACCTAACAATGCACCTAATACATAAGGCTCTATTGGCACTTCTTGATATTCAAATTGAACAGGTTTACATCTATCTATGTAATATTTGTAACTTCCAGAACCTTCGCTGAATAGATTATCTTTTCGTACATTTCCGAATTGGTCTTTCTTAGTAAACCATTCTGTATCAACTACTTTAGTTCCATGTTGGTCATGTATCTGCCATAAATGGTCTTTACAACAATCAATACTTACTCCATCAGAAAATGTAATACGATACATTTCAACATTCTTATGATAGTATGTGGCAGTTACTTTAGTTGGGCTACCGTCTTTACCAAATACATAATCTCCAACTTCAATATCTTTCATTTCCTTGTACCCTGTTGGAGTATATATTTTAGTATTTAATGCAAGTGCTTTTCCAAGACCCTGTTCATCACCTAACAGCCATCTGTCGTACTTCAATCCAAAATTAAACCCATCAATCTGATGCTCAAAAGGTTTTGTTTTGAAGTTGAAGTTAGCTGGTGTTTCAGCTTTCTTATCTTCAAATGATATGTACTTGCCTGAAATATCAAAATCAAAGTCCTGTAAGTTATCTATAAGATACTGTATCTTTTTTACAGGTATTTCCCACTCTTTTGTATCTTTGTTCCAATATCTTGTGGGCAGTTCTCTTACTGTATCAACCACTTTCTGGTTGTAGTCAAATGATACAAAAGCTGAATAATCATCATCTATATTTTTAGAGTTTTTAATCTGTATCGTTATCATAGTTTTTATACCTTTCTTCTTTCATCTTTTTATATCGTTCTCTGTCTTTCTTTGGCAGATGATTTATTGACCACTCTTTGTCAGGCCACACATCTATCTTACTCCAAATATCATCATCACTTATTGGCTCATTTCTTATAAATCTCCAAGCCGCTTCACTTGTCTTAAACATATAATTGTAATCATAATATCTGTCTGTTACATAACCTCTTCTTCCGGGCATTTTCTGTATTACTCGATTCATTATGATTACAAGTTGTTCTGACGGTATCATTACAACATTCCAACCATCTTTATCTTTGATCGGAAAGTAAACTAACATTTGCTTCACCTCCTTGTTGTTTATCAACTTATAAACATTGTACTACACATTTATAATCTTGTCAACAAAAAAATCGTCACTCGCTGAAAAGTGACGATTTTACGTTATATATTAAGTTGTTTAATCATAGAAACAATAGCATCTCTTTCAGCTTGGGTATCTGTACTACTATATAATGTATGTATAAATTCACTCAACTCTTTACATACATTGTATATAGAATTGATTACTGCTGATTCCGTTACTTCTTGCATCTGATATTTACGTTTGATTTCTCTATATAATTGATATTGAGGTAGTATGTCATTGAGTTCCTTTTCAACTCTGTTTGAGTTCTTACTATAATAAGCATTTTTTATGATATACATATCTGCTAATATGCGACAGTTTTCCAATGTTGTATCACTGTTTTCAAGGTCTTGTATAGTATCTTCAATCTCCTGTATATCTAACATTCAGCACCTCCAATATCTTATCCAACTTCTTATTCTGTTCTTGCAGAATATCATGGATTTCTGCTATCTGCTTATTGTTGGTGTCAATCGTCTGTAGCTGTAAACAGAAATCCATAATATTCACAAGGTCAATCATGCCAAGATTATTCATTAATCTTCTATCTGACTAATACATCTTTCCATAGCCTGACGAGTTTTTTCATCTGGTGCTGACTGCATCATAGAACGAAGCTGGTTTATCATACGCTTTGAATCACGGGAATATCCACTGTCACGACTATAGTCATTGGAATAATTAGAATATCCATCACGGCTATAACCATCATTAGCATATCCGTCATAACTCATTCCACTCGAATAACCATTGTCGCTACTATATCTCCCCATGCTGTCACGTTTTGCATTTCTACCTCTTCCACGTGCATTAGAATATCCATCGTTAGAATATCCACTTTCTTCCATCTGCATTATCTCATCAATGTAGTGGATAGAAGCTGTAAGTTTTTCAATTAACTCCAAAGAACCGGAAGTTACTTGACCCTTGCCTGCAAGTTTATCAAGTTCTTCACAAAGCATATCTCGGAGTTCTTCCATCTTCTTCATAATGTTTACCTCCTGTCTATGCTACCCTATTGATTACTATGTTTGCGTTCTGTACATCTATAGGCTGTGTACTGCTATTCTCGATTGCAATAGTTGTACAGCAACCTTTAGGTACTGTAATGTAGGTAAATTCAGCCACGTTCCAGAAATCTCCAACTGCCGCCGGTGTCACGATTGCTCTACTTGTTGGTACTTGCTCACCGTCTATAGTGAGTGTTACCTGTATAGGTTCAACTGTTCCACCTTCTGCTATTGCTATGTTAGAACCAAACATAACTGAATATCTCGCAAAGCAACCTGTAGGATTATTAACTATGCCTCGTAAAGTGAAGATACCCGAACCAGCACGATGAAAAACATATCCGCTGTTGCAAGGTATAATATCCTCAGTAAACAAAACATTCTGATTAGCAGGAATTGTCTGTAAAGCGTTTGCTACATACTCTGCCATAGTCAACACCTCCTAAAAGCTACCGTTGCAACCACATCCGCAACCTGTATTATTATTGCACTGGAATATAGGCTGTCTGCCATATACAGGAACAGTAGGAACAGGACAGTTAGAAAGTCTGTTATAAAGCTGGTCAACCTCATTGTTAAGACCCTGTGCTATAAATGCGTTCTGTGCTGTCTGACTTGCCGCAAGATTAGCCATTGTAAGCTGTCTCTCAAGGTCTGCAATCTTTGTATTCTTGCCATCCAGTTCAAGCTGGCAAAGTTTATCAATGATTGTCTGTGTTCCTCTTGTCTGACTGTCTATAATATCCCTTGTGTTCATCATAGACTGTGTTCTATCAGCACAATTCTCTGTAGCTACTGTGTACTTGAGGTCTGCAATACCAAGTCTGTTTTCACAGCAACAATCGGCAAGCTGTGACTGAACACCATTAAAGCCCTGATTCATGGCTGTCTGTGTGGCAAAAGCTGTCTGCATATTAGCCATCTGTCTTGCGTTTGCACCCTGTTCTACACCTGCAAAACCGTTGCAAAGTGCCATCTGAATATCACTGCCTGTATTGCAAAGCTGTGTTGACAGATTGTTTACTCCGTCTCTTATGGATGTGATGTTGTCATTAAGCATCTGATTCTGGAATCCTTCACTTGTAATGTTAGCTTGGTTCATCCATGGATATATTGAATTATATCCACCACCAAAGCCACCATTACCGCCCCAACCATTACCGTTGAAAGCGAAAAGGAAAAGAACGAGAAGCCACCAAGCACCGTCTCCACCAAAACCACCGAAACCATTGTTACCGGTTACTGCGGCTACATCTGCGGCGGAAAGTCCGCCATTTTCTGCTAAAGACATAAGTTTGTCCTCCTTTGTGATTTATTTATAATTTTGCAAAATTATTTCAGTAGGGATTGCATTTCATTTGCCATCTGTGACAGTCTGTTAAACTGCTCTTGTGACATTTTTCCAGAATTAAGAAGTTCTTGCACTTGCTGTTTAGGGTCTCCCTTAAAGCTATTTCTGAATTGCTGAAACTGTGCAAGCATATTATTCTGTGGTTTACGATTGAATAGATTATAGATAGGATTAGCCATTGTTATTCCTCCTTGTCATAGACCTGTTATTATGATTGTCAGATTGCGTTTTAAGAATGATTTGTTCAAGTCGCTTATCTAATTCAGCTTTAGTTACATAATCGTCTAAATTGACGTTTGGTGCGCTTGTAGCTGTATCTGTGTGTTGCTCTGCTGTGCGTTCTGAATAGTCAAATATTCTTAAAGGCATTGGCATACCACTTGTGTCGGTTGACTTGATGTAGAATACAGAATTTTCACTGTCCATAAGTAAGACTGAATTTCCTGCACCAACTAAATAACTCTTTGCACCTGCTTCACCTTGTACCCAGACTATTCCACTCTGCTGATTAGTCTGCGGTGGTTGATATACTTGTGGCATTTGTTGATACTGTGGGTACTGATAGTTCATCGGAAAATAATTGTAAGCCATTTCTCTTACTCCTTTCTTTGCCAGTAATAGGTTACAACTTCATCGCCACTGTCCCAACTGTCATAATAATTTCCGTCTATTGCGGTGACAACGTGTGTTCCTGTACATAAGATATAATTGCCTTGCGGATAATCTATGCAGAAATCTCTGACTGTATAACAGTCCGGACAAGTGTTAGGTATAATATGTCTGCTATAATCATTGTTGCGTAAGAAGTTACCCCATACATTATTAGCAGATGGCATATCAGATAACATAAGTCCTTGTATTGCAAGTCTGATATAGACTTCTTCCCAAGACATTCCTAAAGATTTTGAGATAGCACGAATAACGCAGTCACCGACATATACGCTGTGAGGATTAGGGTTATATCTAATGAACATCGTGCTATCTCCTTTCTCTTTATAGACTTACAATACAATAAAAAAGAGACTGTAGATTATACAGTCTCTTTACGAAATCTATACGATTTTTATATGCTTACAGCACTTTTATCATCTTGTCCTTGATGCGCCTGATTAACTTACTCACCTTTGCTTCTGAAATATTCATCTGTAATGCTATATAGGTATTTGATTTGTTCTTTGCTCTGAGGTTGAAACATTCCAATTCCTCATCAGAGAAGTTACAACTATCTCTAAAATATTGCAATTCAAATTCAACAAAATCTTGAATAGGCGGTAATTTCATATATCAACTCCTAGTCTGTAAAGCTAAGAACATACGTTATCTTCATGGTCTTATCTGCTGTCTTTGTAACTTGTTCATCCAAGTTATCTATTGTTGCAAGATAGTTGGTTGTCTTAATCATATTAAACCATTCGCTGTATGACGATTCCCATATAGCACTTACTAACTTATTGTCATCCAATATCTGTGAGACCATGTTGTAGCTCGGAACATTACTGTTGGTTAGATATACTGCACGAGCGCCCATATCAGCTTTCATGCCAGCAAAGTATGCCACCTCTTCAGTCGGATAGCTAAATCCTAGATACGTGCATCCGAATGTCGCTGTCACCGTCGTGATGTCAGCATTATTCGTGATGTCCTCGAAGTAATGAATGCTATTGTTTGAATCTCCCGCATTGTATCGCTGAATAAGAATTGTGTCTGTCGAGAATGCTATGCCTGGAATAAGGAAGTCAAGCTGTTCGCCTGCCGGATTCGCTACTGTAAATGCAGATATTGTGTTGTCCGGATTGATTCGAACAACCTGCAACGTCGCTCCGTTTTCAAGTCTGCCCCATTGACCTTGTCCGTAGCCAGGATATCCAATGCCTGCAATCATGTAATAGTATTCGCCCTGTTTTAAGTACCACGATGGCTCTCTGCCGTTTAATGCACTTACAAATGCTGACGGTAAACTTATCTCTGTTTCTGTAACAGGTAAGTATTCAGAGCCACTACCGCTTGCATATGCTGGATAGTTGTTTCTTAAATCAAGCTTTGACATTGGAACTTTGTATGTCTTTAGCTTAATTTTTCCTGTAGCACTCATGTGTTCTGCTGTATGGTCAGTTGTTGGAACTAAATTGTAATAGTCAACAAGTGTAAGTGTTGAATTTGTCCATGAACCCCTTACAATTCTCTGTCTTATACTTGGCATATTATCTACACCAACAGCTTGAGGTGTTCCACCAAGAGCAAAGTCACTTCTCTTTGTTGATTTAGCAAGTAAGCTTGTTGAATTTCCTTCACCTATATAGCCATGATTTGCTGAGGTAAGGCAAACACAGTTTATGTTTCCGTTTGCCTGCGTAGTTGTAAAATCCCATACCATCTTGTATTTACCATCAGATAGCCAACCAGATTCTGATGAGTTATAAGAACCCATTTCTGTGACAGAATCATTTGAGGTAACATCATATACTCCATTGGCTATCATCTTAACACCAGATGGGCATATTATATTGTTTGCATTTTCTGTGATAGCTGTGTCAAAAGCAAGCACTCCGCCCAATAAAGTAGGAATAAGACTTTGACGAACAGCATCCATATGAATCGGAGATATATTGAACATTCCCAAATCGTTAAGATATAGCTGAATGGCATTTGTAACCATGTTGTCATCTTCGTAGCGCTCAACTTCGCCAGTTTTAACATTCGTTAATTCTATGGTTGAATGTCCTTTTATTTTCATTTTGACCCTCCTTTATGATGTCGTTACTTTGGTGTATCGTATTACACCACATATTGTGACTACTCCTGAACTTCCTGCGAATTCGCCTGTAAGCGTTCCATTACTTTCCATATACAATCTATTGCTATACATATCGTAGCTAATCTGATCCGTAACATTGTCAAGAGGATTCCATCTACCATTTTGAAGTCCTGCATCTCTATACATCAAACTGTATTCAATGAGTACATCTATGTTGGTTTCTATATCTATCGTGAATGAAGCATTATCGTGTATTGTGGTTTCTTCGATGTTAATAGTTTTCTCCCATACATCACTGCCATCAATCCATGTGCCTACTTTCTGTTCTGTGGTTGAGTATGTGTGCAAAGATGAACTACCTCCACCTACAAACTTATAGCCTTTTATCGAGTGGATATACGGAGCGTTCATAGCTATCGTTATTGATGTTCCACTACAAGCGGTGATATTCACCCATCTGTCAGAAGCTCCGATAAGGTTTACTATAATTCCATCACTCAAAGTATTTAGGATATCTTCAACTGCAACTGTTCTTATATCTGATTCATGCGATGCACCACTAACAATCGTTACAAAATCATAATTTTCAAGGGCATCTTCAAGCGTATATGTTCCTCCTGTGCTTATGGTGGATGATAATAACTCGGTTGATTCAAACCTTGTGTTTTCTCCTCCACTAGAACCACCACTGTTCGAAATATAAGCAACCGTATAGTCTACTGAATACACACCATCTTGAGCGTAACTTCCACCCTGTGTATTATATAGCTTACATAAATATCTATCACTGTCTGTATCAACGCAAACATTCAAGCCATTGTAATAAGGTGGTGCTCCACTCATATCTGCTTCTGCAAATATAGAAAGTAGTGTTACTTCTGATGGTTTTAATGGGTTTCCATTTGCGTCACAAGGTATTAACCAAGCGTATCCATTTGTATTATCAGTTCTGCTAACAATGGTAATATCACTCTCACTTCCACTACCAATACCATAAGTCTTATCCATATATCTTATCTGTGATGGATAAGTAAATCCTATTTTTTCAAGCACAAAATCATCTATAATAGCATTCCATCCATGTGCATTAATTACAAGATAGTATTGACCTGTTAATTCTGAAATGTCTAATTCTTGATTACTGTATACAGTGTTAGCGTTTGCATAATCAACAACCGCCGCCCACCTTGAATCAGTGGCATCTATTACTTGAACGCTTGAAGGGGCACTGGCTTGCAAACCAATTTGAACGTTCCATCGTGCTTGCTGTGCTGAACTTCCTCCACCATAGCAAGATGACGTGGTCAAGTCGAAACCGATTTTATCCCAAGATGTAACATCAATAGGTGTTGCATAGTAGAACGTACCACCTATCTGCATTCCGCCATCCCAACTTACAGTGATTTGGTCTGATGTACTACTTACATTCATTGCAGATTCCATTTTTGATGATATAGATGACATATCAATAGTGGTAGTTGAGGATATTGTACTTCCATTAGGAATAAATCTAATTGTTCCATCGTTCTTTTGGTCTGTGGTGAGAGCATTGTACTCGTCAAGTGTAATTTCTTCAGCACTTGATCCGCCACTCTCATATGCGTTCTCCCATTTCTGCGTGGCTGAATTGTACTTTAGTACCTGTCCATTTGTCGGACTTGATAAATCTACATCAGTTAATCCTGAAAGCGTAGACGAACCGCCACCACCCGAAGGTGTGTCCCATGTGCCGTCAGCTTTGAGATATTTATCCTCATCTCCTGCATTTGGTTGTGGCACTCGCCCACTCTCGCCATCTTCGTTTGCGGATGCTCCGACCATAATCTTGGCTGCACTTTGCTGATTATTATACATCTGCTGGTCGATTATGTCTGTATTGGCATTAATTACACCAAGATTATAATAATCAGTTGTTGCAGGCTTCGTTAGATTGAAATGTGCGCTCTGTGAAGCCATTTATATACCCTCCTTTATCCATGTATGAATGAGTTTTCCAAATCTTCATGTGTATAAGGTGTTAAGCCTTGATGTGTATAATTGCTCATAGCATCCTTATTCATAAACAACATATCTGTAAATCCTTGAAGCTGTATGCTTGTAAGATTAAACATATCTAATTCATTTGTAAGACTTGCTCTGTCTGGTGTGTGTTTAACAAGCGTAGCCACAGGAGTAAAGTTATTCTGTACTTGTGGACTTGTGAAGTTGATTACATTAAGGCTTTCTTCAACTTCGATATTTCCATCCCAATCTCCAACTTCAAGCAATCCTTGTCCATGTATGGCTGCCTTGATATTCTCTATTGGAATACTAGCACTTCCACCTGACATATTAAGCTTTACAACAAATTTGAATGTTCTTGCACTTGTTATTGTGATGAAATAAAGAAGTCTGAGAACGTGTTTACCATCTATCCATGTTTCAGTTGGATAGTAATTTGTAACCTCAGCACTATTAATCTCATAAGTTATCTTTCCTATTGCTGTAGTCTGTGTGTCTACATCTAACAATATCTCAGCATCAAATACTGCCAATGTTGTTTGGGTTGACGTAAATCTTATGCTGATAATATTCTTATTCTCATTGTTTAGTACATTCAACGCCACAGCATTTGTATATGTGTAATACTGTTCTTTTGTTATCTGTATATCATCTTTTAAATCCTGCTCTGTAACGCTGTATTCATATCCAGCAATAGTAGCCTGTTCTGTATAATCCTCTGTTCCTGATGCTCTAATATTCTGTTCAATCAGTAAAGGTCCAGAATATTCAATCTCACATACAAGACTATCTCCAAACTCTGTTTGAACAATGCTACCAAGTTGAATGTTGTAATCAGATACAATCATATTAATCTTAGCAGGACTGTATGCGACTTTGGCAACGCTTGTAAGAATTGCATTTGCAATAACTGTCAATTCTGCATTTGTCTTGTCCAGAATAAGTAAGTTGTTCTGAATACAGATTGTTTTATCGCCATCACCAACAGTAGCTGTTGTTCCTCTTACTGAATTATCAAGAATAACTTGAGAGAATACAGGAACTGTAAATGATTCAAATTCCGATGTGTTCTTTTCATAGCTGTCTGTTATGTCATAGTTTGAGTATGTGGATATGAATTGTAATACACCTTCTCTTGAAATGTTAGCATTACAAGCCTGTATTGCACATATATACCTGAGCATATCCACGAAGCTGACACCCTTTATCTTCTGTGTCTTTGCTATCATAAGATTATCATTTGGAAGTGATACAGTATTGTCATATGGAAGATTTACAAATTCACATAGACCTTCTCTGAAATCCTTCAGAGATATTTCAGAATGAGTAGCGAATAATTCATTCCAATATCGTGTTACATTTATCTTTGCTTTGTAATACAAGGCATCATATGCCACAATATGTCTTGATGTATCACTTCTTGAACGATTACGCACACAGGAATCAACTCTACCATAGAATAATGGAACTTTCACAGCGGTTGAACTTTCATCAGCTTTGACCATCTGATAGACTTCTATAAATTTCTTCTCTATGTCTGGAATGTCATGTACATCAACCTCAAACTTATTGGCATTACATTGTCCAATAGTAAATCCCTCTGTGCATAACACTTCATCTAAAGACAGACTACCAGATTCAATTCCTGTTGTTATATCTGGTATGTTAGGATTATAAGGAAAATGTATTACCGTTTCTCTATATACTCTAATATCAGCCATAGCATCTTCCTCACTTAATACTCAATCAATTCCATCTTTAATTCTTTGTACTTGATATTCTCACCTTCAATATGATTTATAGGGAACTCCATGTTTGGTCTATAGAAATAACCCTCATCATATCTGTTATTCTCGTCATCCCAGTATTGAAGATGTACTTTTCTCTGCACATGGTCAACCTCTGCGCTGTAGAAGAAATTTTGTAGCTCTATCTTATCATCTAAATCCAAAGGTCTTACCGTGAATGTAATCTTTGTTTTCTTACCTTCTGCTGTTACTCTGGTAAGTTCACGACTATTATCATCACGATAAGCCTTTAATTCTTCTCTTTGCTTTGGATTACTGCTCCAAGAATCAAATTTAATGAAACGGTTAGGAAAGACAGTATATACAGGTGTTGTACCGTTCATTACTATTGACCTGAGTAAATAGCCTTTAAAATTTCCCATATATTCTATCTCCTTCCCGTCTGCTTATATTTCTTATCTTCCTCATCCCACACAGCTTGTGCAACAACTTTACTGTTTAATTGTAACACAACAGGTGCGTTATTGCTACTAATATTCATATCTGCTAGGGCAGTCTTAAATGCGTCAATCATTGTAGCAAGAGGTGTTTCAATATTAGTACCGCTAGACTGGTCACCCAACATAGCAAGAAACTCTCTGTTTGGTGGTATAACCGCACCCTGTGCCAGTAGAGGTATTTTTGGGATTGAAGAGAAAAATGGTAAAGAAGAGAATAAACTTGTAGCACCAAATTTAATCCCTCTCAATCTGTTCAAAGCAGTATTAATTGCACTGAATGGAGTAGCTACTACAGTATTCATTCCAGAAAGCAGACCATTTACAGTATTCTTCATTGATTCTGATATATCTGTGTTAAATTCTCCAAAGACTGTACTTCCGTTGCTGAACGCTTCTTGTACTGTATTCCATGAATCTTCAAAAGTTGTTCCAAAGAAAGTAGGTAAGTCTGTAAATGCACCTTCAATATTATCTTTAACACTTGTAAAATGGTTTGTCAGAGAATCCTCAGCGAATGCTTGTTTAGCTCCTGACAATGTTTCAGCAAATCTCTCTTGCACATCAGATGGCATACCATTAAATGATGTAACAACCTCTTCGGCTCTTGCTTCAAAAGTAGGTTTAATAGAATCCTCATTGAACTCTTCCTTGATACCTTCTTTTGTTTGAGCAAATAATTCTTGAACATCGGATGGCATACCATTAAATGATTCTACAGTATTATCCTTTGTCTGTTGCATCAATTCTTGTACTTCTGAAGGCATACCGTTGAATGTTTGTACTGCATCATCCCTTGTTTGTTGCATGAGTTCCTGAACATCTGACGGCATACCATTGAATGTCTGAACAACAGTATCTTTGGTTTCCTGCACTTTTTCTTGAACGTCTGACGGCATACCGTTAAATGTCTGAGTGACAGCTTTTTCGGTTTTCTTCATAGCTTCTTCAACGTCAGACGGAATGCCATTAGCCATAACGTGTACTGATTCTGTTATATTCTCTGTACCCCCACTCGTTTCTTGGGCGGCTTTTTGCATAGCCTCTTTTGCAGATGTAGGAATAGAATCAAGAGAATCCTTTACGTCTTTTGTACTCTTTTTTGTTTCTTCCTGTAGTCTGTTTATTTCTTCAACATAATTATCACAGCTATTTTTAAACTTCTCCCATTCTTCATCTGAAACAAGTTCGTGAAGTCCAAGAACATCATACGAATACTGCGCACGTTGGAATGTTTCATTTACTGAATCAGAAATCTCTTTAGCTTTTTTGTTAGCTTTATCAAGTGTGTCTGGTCCACCTGTAAGCATATCAGATATAGCATTTCCAAGAGTAGTACCACCAGTTGTTTGCGAATATTCTGTTGCGGCTTTACCAATTTCATCTGCGGCTTCATACAAATACTTTGTAGGACCGTGTGACATTTTCTGATATTCAGCCGCCATTTCATCGTCACCAAAAGCAGTTGCTATAACAGAACCTATGCTACCAGCTAAACTACTTCCAAACTCAAACAGCGCATACCCAGCGCCAATAGCACCGACTACCTTACCGACTGATGTACTAAAGAATTTAGACAATGCACCCGAAACTTTGCCCGCTAAACCACCACCTGTGGCAGATGTAACTCCACCACTGATAGCATCTGCTATATTTGTGCTGAATAATCCAGTTATTTTACCCCATAGCCATTTAGCACCAAATATAGCTAATAAGGCTGTACCTATATCTGCAAGTGCTTCTGGATTTGAGGCAAGTCCAAGTAACGCTTTTCCTAATCCTTTGATTAATGCAAGTGCTACTTTACCAAGTTCGACAATTAATCCTAGCCAATCTATATTAGTAAGTAAATCAGCTATTGCTTTTCCTACTTCATACCAGTCCACTGTTTCTATAAAGTCTGCAATCGCACCAATTATATTCTTTGCACAATCTGATAAGTCAGTTGCTAGTTGTGCAAAATCAATACCATTTAAAAATTCATTGATAGCATTACCTACTGTTACGCCTAATTGAGAAGATACAATGAAACTACTTAATCCTGTAAGTATTCCACTTGCAAGATTTGATAGGTCAGCACCAAGTGTGTCCCAATGAATATCTTGTATAAGGTTCTTTAAACTTTCACCAAGTTTAGAACCAAGTTGTTCCCACTTAAGACCCTTCTCTGGGTCTACAAGTCCTGCGGCAAAGTCGATAATAGCATTTATCTTTCCAGCAAAAAATCTTCCTACCGTCTCTGGTTCTATTGTATCAACAAGACCATTAACAGCATCAGCTATCTTGCCACCCAGCTTCTTCCAAGGTACTGTTTCCCACCAAGTAGCAACTGTATCCATGAATGCCATAACAGTATCACCGATAGTTCTGCCAAGTAAATCAGCATCCCAACCGTCAATGAAACCACCAAGTATTCTGCCGATATTCTGTGCCCATTTAACACTCTTTGGTCTAAATTTCTTAACCCAATCATCAAACCTCTCTGTGATTATATTAAGTTTATCAGCAAATGCACTTCCGACACCTTCCCAATCGCCTTTTGCAATAGCTTCTTTTATAATCTTTGCTAAATCACTTTCAGCGGCAACTTTCTCAAACTCACCTGTAAGTCCGTCTGCGGCTCCACTTCCACCGCCACCACTATCCTTAGGCTGGTCTATAACAAGAAGATTATCATACTCGGCAAGTTCTTTATTAGCTTCTTTAGCCGCACTACCTACACCCTTAATGCTATCAGCATAACTATCGTCAGCTTTCTTGGCTTTATAGATATAAGACTGTCCTGTAATTATTGCAAAGAAATTTGCTAAAGCGGTTGCGGCGGCAGATATTAAATCAATGATATAAACAAGTGCGGGTGCTAAAGCGTGCATGAGAGGTTGTGCCATAGTTCCCATACTTAACTTCATGGCATTAAATGAGTTCATAAGTGCTGATACATCAGCATCAACTTCCTCAAATTGTGTAGCCATAAGTTTTAATGCGTCCTGTGTATATGCTCTTAATTTTCTCCATAAGATGAAAACAGAACGAATACCCAAGCCCCATTTCAAAGTATTTTTTATTATCTTCTTCATTGACATATTATGTGCTTCTGATGCCTTATTTATGCCAAGAAGTTTTGAACCAATATTAGAAATACCTTTGACTGCTTTAGATACCGAATGTGCAACTTTTGTAAATGCTTTGACAATATTACTTGCGGTTTGTTTAATTCTACTAATACGTTCCTTAAATCGGTTCCAAGAACTGCTAGCACGGTAACCTTCTTTAGCGACCTCTCTTGCACTACTCGTCAGCATAGCCATTCTATTATTAGCATCACCTAATCGTTCCGCAAGTCTCTGATACTCATCCGTATCTTTACCGAGTAGCCACTTTTGACCTTTTTGTTCAAGTGCCTGCTGATATGTTTGAGTATCTCTAATCCGTTTTTGCGTGAATTGTAGTGCTACAGTTGCCTTTGTAATATCAGTGGGATTTGTAAGTGTTTTAAGTTGCTGTTTATAATTCTCAACTTCTTTTTCCAATCTTTCAATATCATTTATTGTTTTTTGAAAAATTGGTGTATATCCCACTCTCTTATTTTCAAGTTTAGCCATTTGACGTTCAAGATTCCAAGCGGCTGAACTAGCACTACTCATCTGTTTCTTGATATTATCAAATTGTTTACCAAGATTTTTGCCAGATGTTTTATCAAATATATCTTTTATTTCCAATTGTAGGTCATGTGCTTTGTCGATGGCATCTTGCGGGTCAAGCCCTATCGACATTGTTATATCAGCCATTTACATTCACCTACTTTCTATAATAATCTATTTTGCGTTCCACAAACTCATTACCCAATCATCAGCTTCTCTATCTTCAAGTGTTTTAGAGTTCCAAGTAAAGTATTGTGGATTATCACGTTTAAACTGTTGTTCGTATTTTTCCAATTTCTTATTAGTGACTATCTTATGTCTGATACTAACAACCTGTGATAACAAAGAATCACCGACTGCTGTGTAGTAACCCATAAAAGTCCACCAATGAATATAAGGTGCTAAACGAATCTCTGTATTAGCTACTTTATTGATTGCGGCACAAATCATCTGTTCATCTTTATCCCAATCAATAAGTCTGTAATTAAACTTTGCACCTATACTTTCTTCTTCTCCGCAATTAAAGAATTTATACATTTCCTTAATTGCCTGCCCTATATCCGGTATATTATCTATGTCCTCGATGCTATTTACATCTTCATAAAAAATAATAAGGCAGGCTATCGCACGTTCTTGTTCAGTCAATTCCGTATCATTTAATGCAGAAAAACAATCAAGAACGACACGATAATCTCCCTTATTTCTTATACCGAAAGACTTGTCTTGTATTGTGATTGAAGTTGGTATATTATACATATATTATTTCCTAATATATTTATCGGTATGCTTGTTAATACGTTTCCTCATCAGTGCATATTCCTTATCAAGGTTTGTCTCATACAGTTTGGTAAGTTTATCAAGTACATACTCATATGTAAACTGACCGTTGTGTGGGTCAAACATTGAACCTGAAGGAACAACTTTAGCTGAAACATCAGCATCAAATATATAATCCATAATTTCTCTCATTTCAGAATCAATTTCACGAAGTACCTGTGATATATTTCCCTTTTCTACTACTTCATCAAGAGAATCATCATCTGAACTTTCACTCTGCACTTTCATAAGATTTGCCTTCTGTTCAAGTGCAACAAGTTTAGGGTAGGAATCCTCGATACGATTGATTACTGATAAATCAGATGTATTAAGTTCCAGTATTCTGTTATTATCTCCATCAATTCTAAACTTCTTTTTTCTAATATCATCAAAATTGACATCCACAATATCATTGTCTACTGGTGCTTCTACCTTAACTTCTTCTTTTACCTCTTCACTAATTGGATTAGACTTCTTTGTCATATCTTGTACCTCCTAATATTAATTAAACATCTGCTGTAAACTCAAAGTCTGCTGTAATCTTATCAACTGTACCTGTCTGTGGCTTGCCTGAACCATTCCAGTCATTACTGTAATATACAGTGATTGGGAAGTTTACGTTAGAATCTCCACCAAATGAATCATAAGAGATTGTGCATCCGCTATGTCTCTCAGCCTCATAACCGTCCTGTGCATTACCAATAAATGCAGTAATTACATAAAGGTTAAACTGATTAAGTTCTGATACAGCATTTCTCCTACGAATATCATTGAGAAGTGCGCCCAGCTTACTTCCACCCAGTACAAGAAACGGGTCGAATGGTTGCTGTGGCTGTGTTCTGTTTACATCGGTGTAATTGATACCACGAATATCAGTTGTAGTTTCAATGTCAGCATTGTACTCAATGCTTGAATCTTCTGTACGAGTACCAAGAATTTCTCTTACTTCTGTTGATGTTGTACCGACTGTTTCAGTCCACTCAACAACTGTGATAAGAAGCTTTCTTTCGGCTCTCTGACCTGCGTTTAAGTTAAACTGCTTAACTGCCATTGTAGTAGTCTCCTTTCATTATTTCCATATTACTTTTGAGTTATCTACATATTTTATTCTTATTGCTATACTATATCTTCCTAATGCTGGTTGCACTGATGTATCAACATCTTCAAGTACCGGTGTGGAGGTTAAAGTTTCCATTGAATCGACTATACAATCTTCTCCAAAATCCGGAAAGTTGTAAACGGAAGCTTGTTCATTTATCCAGTCAATCAGACTTTGAACATCTGCAAGGTCACTGACGTTTTCATCAGGATAACCCTCTGCCTTTACCACAGCATTTTGAGATACAGATTTGAATAAGATTATTGTAAATATATATTCCTTCAATATACTTCCATCAACATACTTTACTTGTAAAGCTGTATCATTTCCGGAAGTAATAATCTGATTATTATTATCCTTTGCATTTATGAAGTTAAAGAAAAGTGGATTATTAGCAATAACAGGACAGTCTAAAAGAAAACTGATTATTGCTTCATTCTTATCTACTGTCATTTCTTTATCTCCTTTTTGACAAGTGGTGTTGCATAGTTTACAAGAGTTCTATATCCAGGACTTCCTGAAGCAATCTGCTTTGTCCAGAATGACTTAGCGTATTTGTGAACAGTTCTTGTTCTGTGTCTGAATATATGATTATGCTGATAAGCGGCATACGACATTGTTTTTCCAACACCTGGTTGTCCCCAAACTACTTGGGTATATCTTGCGTGTTGTACTATATGTGCGCTTGAATTAAGTGCGCCAGTTTTGTACGGAACATAAGGTTCTACAATTTGAAGCGCACGCTTGGCAATCTGTTGCATAACAACAGGATTCTTGCCTAATGCAATTAATGGATTTGTTACCTTTTCACGAATTGCACTTTTTAAATCCTTTGCACTTATATTAAAAGTCATTTGTGCCATATATTACACACCCTTTACATAATAATGTTCATTACATCTTCCTGCTCCAACATTAACTGCAAACTCTTGTACTTCCATACACCCTTGCAATTCTTTGTACCTCTTTAATAAATCTGTTGACCTTTGACCTGACTGATATTCATTAACAATGTCATCTACTTCACCTTTAATTATAATATCTCCTTGACCAAGTGTAAAGTAATTACCCATCTCGTCATTAGGTAATTTATTCCATACATACTTTTCAAGAAATCTATCATCTTTAGGTATTCTGCATATGATATTGTTAGTCTCTAATACAGTTTCCCCTACAGTTATTTTATCTCCTGTGTACTTCCAGAAACAATTAGGCACAGTGTTTCTAAACCACATAACTATATTGGTTACAGGGTCCTCATAACGATTATATATGGTTAATGTTGTTTCCCACCACGGTGCATAATTACTCATCTGGATATATACCTCTATAAAGAACTCGTCTACCTGCTTCATTTCTTACATCAACCAAATATTGACGTATCATATCTTCTGTTTCATTTCGGGTTAAACTAAATAATATATCTGCCCTTGGAACATTGTATGATATTGAAACACCGTCATTTGACTGTGAAGCTATTGCAGGTTCTGTACTGCCGTCAGATTTCCAACCCATTGATAAAGCATCCGTTTGTTGCTGTACCAACTTTATCAATCTGAATACGCAATACTTTAACTCTATCGGAAATGTTGTATCAGCTACCAATCGGTTAAAGGTAACATAATCTATTAACGCTTTAGCTTGGAAATAATAATCATTAAAAGTGGTTTCATCTAATGTTCCACCCATATTCTGATATTCTTCATACGTTAAATACATTGATTACACCACCTTTATATATTACTCATCATTTCGCTTATTTCGTGCTTTTGTTGTCTGCTTGATAGATTTATCAGCTTGCGCTTTTAAAGTCTCTATTTCAGCTTTCAGTTGCGTTATTTCAGCATTTAATTTATCAATCGTTTCTGACTTTTCAATAAATGCTTTTCGTAAGATATTAGGGTCATGTGGTACACTCGCCTGTACCACATTTCCCTTTTCATCTATTACGTCATACCCTGTTGCGGTATATTTAGCAACTTCATTTTCGCTTACTCGTAAAACCTTATTAGCTTTTCTAATTCGGATTTCTTTCTGCATAAGTCGCACCTCACTCACTAGGCTGTTGTAGTTGAAGTAGAAGTTCCGCCACCAGCAGATACGTTGAACTGAATAGCATTTGACTTATTTTCAAGTACGAATACGTCCTCGAATGATTCCTCGTAGTAAACGTACTTGCCCTCTGACATAGCAGATGGAGCATCAAGTCTACTGAATGTGTAGCTTACAGGTGTGATAACTGCCATTGGGTGAACAAGGAACATATTAATCTGCTGTGCATCAGCATCAACCGCATAGTCACTTGAAAAGTCATAAAGTGTTTTCATAAGTGTTGAAGGAACACCGATTACCTGTACCTGGTCAAGTCTATTAACTCGTCTATCAATAGCGTTTGGACCACTTGTAATATCCATTGAACGAGAAATCGTCTCTGCGTCTTTGAGAATCTGAAGAACCTCAAATGGAACATAGAGAATACGTCCATTAGCAGGAACTCTACCGTTATCCATAGCAAGCATAAGAGAATCAAATACTGAAAGGATATTAGCTGTTGTAAGAACAGTTGTATTGGCAGAATGTGTCTGTGCTGTATCAGGATTCTTCATAGAAGTCCAATCTGCATAAATCTTGCTTATGCAGTAAGCGTCCATTTCTGGGAACTTATGCTCCTCATTGAATACCTGTGTGATATTTCCGATTGTTGCAACCATATTGGTTTCATCAATATCTCTCGGATGAACAAGTGTTGACCACTTTCTCTGATTTTCAAGTGTCTTACTTACCCAATTGTTGCTGTAATTTCTCTGTGCAAATGCGATTGTATCTCTGTCGGCATCAATACGACCTGTTGTTGAGATACTTGGAATCTCAATAGTCTTTGAGTTTACCCATCTATACTTATTATTGTTTGGTGTTGCATAAAGAGCGCCATAGTTAAGAACGTATGGGAAGTTCTGCTCTAATGCTCTCTGATATTCGTCAGCGTAATTAAGTGCGCCCATGGCTGTTGAGCCATCGTATGTACCGGTTGTACCATTGTTAGCTGGTGCTACATAAGATGTTGGCATAGTTTTAATCTCCTTTTCTAATTATTATTTGGTTTCTGTCTAATACCTGCAAAGTGGAATCCGAATGGATTTTCATTAGTATTAGGCACGTTTGTCTGTGAACTTACTGATTGTGCAAATGCAGGCTTTGGTGTGTCATCTTCTTTCTTTTCAACTACAAAAGCATCTGCATTTTCTGTGGAATAGCTTGTCACAAAATCATCTGCTCCAAGTATCTTACCGTTGTCCATCTTCAATTCTTTTGCAATCATTGAATTAATAAAGTCTCTCTTTGCGGCATTACTTGTAAACTTCTTTGAACTTGCAAAGTCCTTTACTGCAAACTCATATGCCTGCTTACTCAACTGTTCCTGATAAGACTTAATATCATTATCATACTTTGTCTGTAGAGAATTAAATTCTCCGGTGAGTGCGGTCAACTTATCTACATCTGTACCAGCCGCTTCAAGTTTTCCCTTTAAGTCTGCTAAATCATTATCTCTTGTAGTGATTGTAGCGTTAAGGGTTTCGATTGCGGAATCTTTTGCTTTTAAATCATCTTCATACTTATTCTTGCTGACATACTTTCCCTCACCTAAATCAGTAAAGTTAGCATTAGATTCCTTTGATAGTTTCTGGAACATTTCATAGGTAAGTGTTCCGTTTTCAGACTTCTTAAATAATTCCTCGATTGTCATAATCTGTTTCTCCTTTACATTCTTTTATATCCGTTTAGCTTGTAAATCCGCAGGTACGGTACTGCGTTTGAATGTGCATTTGTTTAAATGTCTTTATGCTCGACTATATATCTTATATCAACTCATTTTTGGAGTTGTTATAATTCTTACTTGATATTCCGATTAATGCTCCAAGAAATACTGTAATAGCACCCATTGTCGCACCTATCGGCTCTCCGTATGGTATATTCCATATGCTTGCGATTGTAAGCCATAAAGTTGTTACTGCTGGTAATACAATCGTGACTATATATTTTAAAATATCATATGTCTTATTCTTTAATTCCATGCTTTAACTCCTTTACTGTGACTTCCAATACGTCTACTCTATTTTCAAGAACTGGTATCTTGCTTGCAAACTCATTATGTTTTCTAACTTCTTCTGTAAGATTTTCCAGCTTTGTATCTGTTACTGCCTGATTTGTGATTATTTTATTTTCAATGGATTTGTTGCTTGCTGAATTTGTAAGAACCACTCCAACAAATCCTATTAATGCAACTATGATTGAACCAATTAAAGATATAATAGCTGTACTCATTTTATTCATCCTTTCAAGTTATTCGCTATACCGGGTGTATGACGAACCCGGTATAGCTTTAACAGGAGGTGACAGATATATGCAAAGTAATCTATTCCCAATTAAAATATAACATATATTCCATAAGTTGTAAACAATTAATTGTTTACATAAAGTCGTTTGTCCAGTTGATTTTTAAATGTATCGTACAAAGATTTGTACTTGTTATAGGACACTTCAAATTGCTCTGCCAACTTATCATTATGTGCAGATTTAGCAAGTCTAATTCCATCTTCTGCTTTCTTCATCTGTCGTCTAAAATAATTCAGCTTTTGTGTACATTCATAAAATGTATAATGTTTTCCATCTTTAGTTGTATATCCACGTTCATTAGCTTTTAAGATATTAGCAAGTTTCTGTTCATCGTATTCCTGTTTTGTAAATCCGACTATTATAGGCTTTGTTAAATGCTTACAATTACAGGTACCTATATGTCTATCAAACCCTATATATTTTCTACCTTGTACGTCTATAAAGTCTAATCCACTTTGAATAAACTCCCAATTCTGATTTGTGAATTGATGCCCTTGACAGGGAGCATGGTCTGGTGCTGGTGCCATATGCGCTGATATTTCTACACCGTCACATTTTAGCTGAATACCAACTGTATCATAAACTTTCTGTGATGTTTCTACCAATACTTGACTTACAATGTTTTCCAGCCCCGTATCTGAATTGTAATACCCGTCATTGAATATCTTTAGTCCGCCTATCAAATCAGTTTCGGTATCACGCATCAATGTGTCAAAATCAAGTTTGGATTTCTTTGCTGTAGTTGCCTTGTCTATTATCTGATTATACGCTTTCTCAATAGGAAGATAAACTTTACCGCCCGGATATTTACTATCAGGTAACTTAACATAATAATTGTCTGCTTCACTATATAATCCATTATATAGCAATATCATCATTGTTATTATCTCATTAGTTAAATCAAATATAGGTCTGTTTGATTTAAACTCTGGAAGTGTAGCTATATCTTCGCAATCAACATAGGTAAAATTAGCAATCGTAAGTATGGCAATTTCTATTTGTTTTCTAATTTCAACAGCATACTTATTGTTTATTTTACCAATTTCAAATAAATCATCGTAGGAAGCCGAACTTTTAATGTCCGGCTCCTCTTTGATTTTTCCTATTCTCTGCATTAGCACATTGATTATTTCTGTGCTACATTCAGTCTGCAAATCTCTTATAGGTTTGGATAATTTGTTAAAGATTCTTTCATCTATCATACATTAATCCTTCTTTGGGTCTTTTGGCTTACGCTCATTATCAGTTTCGTCTTTCTTATCCATAGCCTTTTGAGATTCAGTTTTTCTATCCTCTGTATCTCGTCTATCTTTAAGATTAGACTGCTGGAACGTATTGCCAAGTACAGACTGAACAGCCATATTATCTTCCATATCTTGTAGAGTTTCTTCCTTAATCTTATCAAGTGCTTCAATAGCCTGTCTTTCAGTTTCACCAAAGTACCACATTCTGTTCTCAACTTTACTAACAAGTCCGTTCTGTTGTAATGAAAGTCGCTTACTTAATTCTGTGTCCATATCTACAAGAATACTATCATCCCACTCGAATGATACATCATACTCACCATCAGGTGTAATCTCGTATAAATGACAATAAGTGTCCATAATATAGATAACATCTTCAAGTGTGTACTGTAATGCTCTTTGTATCTCACTATTGGCAGAATAGCTACGCTGTTTAAGTATCTTAATCTCTGTAGCTGTCTTTGCCTCAATACCAACATCTGAAAGTGTACCTCTTGAAAGACCAGTTGCATCCTCTATGTGCATAAGAATTGAATTAAGTCCGTTTGTGTATGAATTATCTCTTAATGCTGGAGCAAATGGCTCATATGTATCACTGTTGTTTCCTAAATCTACTTCTCGGAAAAGTCTCTGTTGTAATATAGGCTTTATTGTATGATGTACACCCTTTTCATCTGTCCACTCTCTTAAAGCATCACGGTCTACATCTATAGCCATTTCACCGCCTTCATACTCCCAAAGAAGTCTGCTGTACTGCATATCCGCATCCTTAATGAGATTAACTACTCTACTATAACCACTAACTCCTAAAGGACTTAATGTGTCAATAGTGTTAGCCTCTGGCATTTTGAAATACGCAAACAACGGTCTATCAACATCAGTAATAACTGTTTCTTCACTTAATGCAGACCATTCCGGAACTGCTGTAAGAGGAATAGGATTTCCTAAATCAGCTCCACTATTGTCTGTTCTTGTATTAGATGATTTGTATGCTTTGTTAATAACTGTTACAGTATTGTTTTCAAACTTATGGTACTCTAATCGTCTATAGATTGTACCTTTATCAGTCTTTGACTGAATAAAAGCGGCTTCTGTTATCTTACCATTAGCATCAAAGGCAAGTGGATAAAAGTTATCAGCTTGAATGAAGTCGAACTCCATATCATATTCAGGCTTTAATGTGTTGGTAACTCTATTACCGTCCTCTGTAATCATCGTCTTAACATTAGCTGTTTCATTCTTAACAACATATGGTTTAATGATAAGACCACCCATAGCAATTCCGTATTCCAACTGCCTTCTTATCTGACGTTTCAGTTTCTTATATTGCAAATCAAGGTATTCAGCACGTTTAGAATTTCCTACAGTTTCAACTTGTTTATCTCCGCCAACTCCTGCTGATGGTGTTATTGTTGTTTTTACTTTAGGTGCTGTAATCTCACTCTGCCATTCAAGTAATGCCATACGTGCCTTTTCACTTGCAATCAGTGACGGAAGTCCTAAAGATGTAACCCTTGAAGCATCTGCATATGATGGCTCGTGCAACCACGGTGCATGATTTTTATACATATCCTGCCATAACTGTATAGCATTTTCCATTTCAGCAGATATAGTAGGATTAATATGTAATGTTTGTTCAATCGTTGTTCTGCCTATCATCTTATTTATTATCTCCTTTATACGCTGTGCGATTGTTGAGAATACTGACATTTTTATTCTCCTCTCTTACGCTTTCTACCACGCTTATGTTCATACTTCTTACGTCCAACTGTATTAAGTGCTGAATCAATACCCTTCTGATTACTTCCTTTTCTTATGTATCTATCTACTTCATAATCAGAACGAGTAGTGCCTGTAGAACCGGAACTCTGTGAACGTGTTTCATACTCATACCGCTGTCGTGGTGACTTTGGTCTTTCTTGTTTCTTACGTTTAGCATATATTCCGCCATTACCCATTATATTACTCCTTTCATATAGATACTTTTGAACTGATTACTTTTTTATGCACAATGTTTCCTTTAAATTCCACATTTCTCTTACTGTTGCCATATAATAAAATTGCATCAGGTTCAAGTGTGTCTAACATTTCATCCCAATGCTTTCTATGTGCTTCACCATCATTATACCAAAAATCTCCCATAGTCGATATTGCTATCGTGCTGTGCTTTGGTAGTCCATCTAAACAGAACTTGAATGTTTCATCATCACTCCACGTTACAGTAGGTACAACTGTTAATCCTTGCTCTTGCCAATAACGTGCGCACCATCTGTTCCTGTATGTGTTGTATATTCTAACAGCAAGCGGAGTATCTGTAAAACAACTAAAATCAGGACTTAACGTGTATTTGAATTTTGACAACACATCTGTATATCTGTCTGGATATTTCCATACACGTTCAAACTGATAATCGTGTAAAAAGAAGTGAACACCTTTGCCCTCAGGATTCTTATCGCCTAAAGCAAAGTTGAATCCTTGTAATGGAATATTAGTAAGATTATCTATATGCACAGGTTCTAGTTTAGGAATATCATACATACCTGCACCCTCAAACATACCATATGCTAAGTTACACACATTAGTTTCCATCCATCTTGTTTGTCCTGCATATCTTTTTTCTTCCATTAGTTACCTCGTCTGCTGTAGAATTTTTCAAGTGCGTACCTTGTAGCATCTATTCCGTGATTGTTTTCATCTGGATAATCACTAATAAAGTTTCCGTCTCTGTCTTGTGCGTATTCGTAAGCAACAAACTCTGCATATGTATTAGGACAAGTACGTTTGTCTATATAGATATGACGTAAACCTTGAAGCCACTTTATTCCGTATCTAATACTGTCTGGTCCCTTAACAGCGCCTCTTATATAAGCACCATAGGCTTTAAAGTCTGCTACTGATTTAGGTTCTGCTGAATCTGCTGTAACCAATTCGTTTCGGTTGATATATTTTTTATCATCATACAACTCTTCAAAGATTGTAATATTTCTTGTTTGGTGCGAATCCAATTCTCTGAAAATATATAAATCAAGATGTTTAGCATCAAAGTGCATACGAACAAATCTAAATGGGTCTTTGGCAAAACCCCAGTCAATACCATTGTATATCTTATCAAAAGTAGTCCACATAGGAACTTCCTTTACAGTACCGTCATAGTCAGTAATCTCTACAAGCTGTGACATATCTAAATCTTCAACATTAGGAAATACATCACCACCTGTACCTATAGGAATACCCATATACTCATGTTCATATGCTCTTGGATTTATCTCTTTTAAATCCTCTGCCTCTTCAATAAATATAGGTCCCAACCACTCTGGCGGAACATCTAAATATGTGTTCCTAACTACAAGTGTGTTATCTCTTGTCTCTGCAATATCCACATACTCATTAGCCCAATTATTCTTACTGATAGGTGGGTTGAATGTTCTAAAGTCCCAAAACTCCGTACCACCACGCATTGTAGACTGTGTTACTTTTCTTATCTCATTCTCACCTGCAAATTGGTCTAACTCCTCAAACCACGTTATGCCTATATACCCAAACGGAAGTTTGATAGACTTTACCTTGTCTGGGTCATCAAGTCCCATGAAAAGTATCTGCTGTCCTGTAGGCTTGTATACAATCGGTGTATTGTAATGTTTAGGTATCTGAAATAAACTATCAATACCCATCTGATACAATCCCCATTTTACCTGTGAGAAAATACTGTTCTGAATAGTATTAGCAACCTTTCTAAAGCACACAGCATGGATATTAGGGTTTGCCATTAACGTAAGCACTAATGCTATGCCTCCCACGAAAGAGGACTTTGTACTTCCTCTTCCGCCCGGGAAAACATAGTGTATATGTCTATGACTTAATATATCTTCAAGAACATCATCATACATAGGTATAATGCAGTCTTTAATCGGTATTGAAATTTGTGGTTTAGATATTATAGCTTGAACTTCCAATACTAATGCATCCTTTCCTCCGCTCTTACCTCAAATGCGTAAGACCTTTCTTCAAGTGGTTTCTTCATGTTCTCACTCCCTATAATGTCACGAAATACTCGCCCTCTAATACCTGCCCGCAATCGGCAAAGATGTTATTCTGACCAAGTAGAGTAGATACTTGCGTTGGTGTGAGTTGATAGGTCTGAGGGGTGGCGAGTGGATATACCACCTGCGCTCCTGTAGTTGGTGTTGTTCCTGCTGAGTAAGCGTCCATTGAGCTTATCCACGGCTCATTGATTGTCTCGCCGTTATAGCTTGCGATATTCGCATGAGTTACCCTCAACTCTCCACTCGTCACGTTTAACGTGCCTCCGTAGACTGTGATAGGGTTGTCGCTATTGTCGTGGAAGGGGATGGATGTGGTTGAACCTTGATATGGTTCGTAGGTGGTAGCGGTTGAACCGAGTTCGAGTTGGATGTCCCTATAATCTCCCGCAACAACATATACTCTTATCATAGCAATTTTGTTTATCGCCTCGAAATAAATGATTCGCCTGTTGCCTTCAGTCACTGTGTTATACACAGTTGCGTTAGTTCCGTCATCCATTACAATGGCTATGCTAACGGCACCGCCCGAAGGTACTGTATCGACTTTAGTGATTGAAAAAACATATTTTCCTGCGGGTAAACTGATATTGCCATTGAAAAGATAGCTATCTGATGTGACCACAACATCACTTATGTTTATGAGATTCACTCCGCACCTCGTTACTTTCGCCCCACTCCATCCGCTAATCGGACAGATGTTGGAGTATGGGGAATAAATCATTGTAGTTTTCTCTCCAGAAACAACCATAGGCTTTAATTTGCAATTCTGATAGGTGAAACCGCCTTCAAGTCTGACTCTAAATTCTACGTTTGAATCATTAGAAAGCGTGTACTGTCCAACAAAATCACTTGCTGAATTATTGTACGTTGCCAGATAGAATCCTGTGGTTGAAGCTTGAATTCTGGAATTAGTGGTATTCGGGAATGTTCCGCTTGCAAAGTCGCATATAGAATATCTTCCTGCCGCCAAACGCTTCGTGAGAGATATGTTTGCGGCGACTGAACAAGTACCATTAAGCGTGATAGTTCCATCGTCTGCCGTTGTGTATGTAACCCCGCTCAGGATTCCATTTCCAAGTGCCGGAAATAGATTTACTCCACCACCACCAACCCACGGATTATCA